TGCCCGAACGAATTGCGTTCGATTGTCACGCTGGCGTCGGCGTTCAAAAGCGGACGCGTCCGGCGCTTCGCCTTCACGATGCACATGGGCGAGCGGGTGACGCCTCGACGCGAGGAGCAGGCGACGGCGGCGGGGCGCTCGACCCGGACGGCGGGCGCGACTTCGAGCCTCGTCACGCGGTTCGTCAGGAGCGAACGGAGCAGGTTCAGCGGGTTCCTCATGGCAGTACCTCCTTGCCGTAGAATGACAAAGGGGACGGTATCAGCTACCGCCCCCATTGTCAAGTACCAATTTGTCACCCGGTTCAGTCGTCGCGTTTCTTCACGTCCTTCGGTTTCACATCCTCCTGAAAACCGAAACGATTGCGAACCGTGACCTTCCCCTTCACGTACCGAATGACAGTCGCCGGATGTCCGTCAACCGTCACCTTGTCATCTCGTTTGAACTTCGGGCCTGTCAGGGGCATTAGCGCCTCCTTTTTTTCAGTAGCTCGCGCGTTTCGTTCACGGCGGCGTACTCCTGCACCGGATAGGACGGATCGCCGTGAACGTGGAGATTGTCAGTCATGAGAATTCGGGCATCGATCTCGGCGTTGAGCGTCGGCGGGGTTGTCAGTCGTCGCCCGATCCTCATAGCTCGCACCGAGATTCCGATGATGATGAGGATGAACGTAGCCACGATGACAATGAGTCCGAGCCACGCCGCTAGCGTTTCGCTGAGTGTGGGATCGACCATAAGCCTCCCGAGACGGCAAAGCCCCCGGCGATTGCCAGGGGCTTCACCCGCTCTCAGTTGTCAGCTACTTGCCGCGCTTGCGGCTGGCGGCGGACTTCTTGCCGGACTTCTTGGCGGGCTTCTTGGCGCTCGACTTCTTTGCCGGTGCCTTCTTGCCTGCCGACTTCGCCGGGGCGTTCTTGCGGCCTGTGGTGGCCTTGGAGGTACCGCCCGAGCGGGTCGCGCCGTTGTGCTGGCCGGTGTCCTTCACGAAATCGAACTTGACGCGGGAGATGTGCCACCGCAGGAGGGTCTGAGCGTCGGCCTTGGTGCGCTTGCGGCCGTCCTCCGTCTTGGCATACATCGACTGCGCCTTGTCAGCCAGGAGCGCGTAGACCTTCTCCACGTTCCCCTTCTTGGAGCGGAGCGCCTTCATGATGACCTGGCGATTTCCACCCGACTGACCGATCCGGCTCTCGGCCGTCCAGTCGATTGATGTGTTGTCGATGGCGACACGGCCGACGCCTGCGGGCGCGGCCTTTGTCACCTTGCGACCCTGAGCGGCCGGTCGCTTCGCCGTGCCCGACTTCGCGGACTTGGCAGGTGCCGACTTCGGGGCCGTCTTGCGCGACGTACCTGCGCTCGACTTCTTGCCTGCGGACTTCTTGCCCGCCGTCTTTGTCACCTTCGAGGTCGCGGCCGACTTGCGGCCGGACGTTGCGCCGTTCTTGCTTCCGGCCGTCTTGCCGGAACCCGGCTTCTCGGCCTTCTTGATCGCGGTGCGAAGATCATCCTGAGACATCGCCTTGTAACCCTCGATGCCGAGGCTCTTGGCCTTCGCGCGAAGCTGAATGCTCTCGTTCGCCATATCGATCACCGTCCTTTCGTTTGATTCGGGCCTGAATGACAAGAGGGACAGTAGCAGCCTCCCGTCACGTTGTCAAGAAATTCTTTCACTTGCCTGAAATCGGCTTGGAATAGCCCTTTGTGACAACTTCGATAGCTGCCCTCCTGCGCTCACCCATGAGTGGCGCGAGCTTGTCAAGCAGCGGGAGAATGCCGACCCCACTGATTTTGATGTGGTAGGTGGTCGAATGCTTACGGTTGCGTGGAGTGACAATGCTTGCCCTCGACGCGTCCAATAATGCAACCACCTTGTCGGCTATGTCCGCGTCCGTAGTTGTCACCTGAATCATCGGATACATACGTCCCGTCCGACCACGTTGCAATCGAAAGCAACCCTCACCTTCGAGGTACCCCGCGAGCCAATGCAAATCACGCACCGACAAACGGTGCGCATATGTCCGGCTCGGCCTTCCTGATCCGGGTCTAGCTGGCACTACGCTTTTTCACCCCTCTCTTGGCAGTTGGCCGATCCCTGAACCGGGCCGAGAGAGTCGCCGCACCGCTGTCCACGTCGATGTCAGTCACCCAAAGCTTCACCGGCTCGATGGCCCCGCTGTCCAGCTTGGGCGCGAGCAGCGAGGCCAGACCTACGCGTTGCCCCTCCTCCTCGTCTAGCCGGTTCGAGATGTAGCCAAAGTGAGCGCCGCGAAGTTTTGTCAGTTTCATGGTGCCCGCGATCACGACTTTGATCGCGTCCGAGTCGAACCGATTGTCAGGCTCGCGCTCAAGCGTCACCGGGAACGGAACCCACCCCGGCATCATTGCGATCACGTCACGCTTCCAGCGGAAATTCAGTCCGACGACTGATAGCTCGACCGACCACGTGCGTCCGGGCTTCTTGGCCATTGTCAGACCACTACCTGCGTCTCGTCACCGGGATCACAATTTGTCAGGTATGGCAGCATCTTCCGCGCGTTCTCCGCTTCCCACCTACCAGCATGACCATCCCAGGTAGCAAGCTCGCCGCATCGACACAGCCCTTCTGTTTCGTCCAGCGCGGCTTCGGTGATGTCAGCGGACAGGCCAATTGTCCCATCCGCCCATGAGACAGGATTTCCCGCGTTTGTCACGTAGATCCCGATACCGTCTGAGTCTAGTTCTTCTATCACTCGAACGATAACGCCGTCAGCATGATCGGGGTTTGCGCTGCAAACGAAACGCCCTGCAATGTCTGTGTCCATGTGAACCTCCCTTGCTCGGAAACTGACCTAGGGTCAATTTAGCAGCTTTGTCAGTTTGTGTCAAACCGGCTTGCGCTTGGGCTTCGGCGGGCCGGGAACGTAGGGCTTGTCCGAGGGGCGCGCGTTCTCGACGCACTCCTCGATCTCCTCCTCAGTCATACCGATCTCGAATGCGTTTTCAAGCGCCGAAAGCAACTTGCTATATGCCTCGGCCCATTTGTCATCTTCCATGTCATCCCTCCTGTTCCTCATCAAGACACTCGAAGCAAGACGGCATCTCTGAGTCGCCATTGCGCTCATTGTCAGCTATCTCCTCCTCGGACAATTCGTCACCGCAGTAGCAGCACACTTCCATCTCATCCATTTGTCAGTCCTCCTCGTTGGATGGCCACAACGTTACGCGTGAAAAATGCTGCTGGTTCATCGTGAAGCTATGCAAGCTAATCTTGGCATCGTGAACCTCGGCCACCTGGCGGATGATCTCGAACCGAACATGATCGATGTCCTCACTGTCAATGACCACTCGCTGAAAAAAGTGGCCATCGCCTGAAATCTGCGTGGACTCGATCCACAACGCCGACTCCCCGGCGTCGTGCAAATCCCTGACAAGCGCCGTCGCGTTATTTTGACGGATGCGGCGCTCCTCCTCCATCGTGGCCTGCTTCTCCTCCGGTGTCCTACGATCCATTGGCATTGTCACCCCCCTGACTTCCGGGGTCTACCCGGACGTAGCGTTTTCAAAATCCCAACGATCTCCCTGACATGGGCGGGCGAATAAAGTCTGATTGACAATTCGCCTAGCTCATGGCGCGCAGCCTCGGGGATTGTGCCCCGGCGTTCGAGCTTGCGCAACCAGGACTCGTCCTTACCAGTCAAGACTGACAATTCTCCGAGCGTAAGGTAGTGCATGAACTTGGCGGGCTTCATGTGCCCAACCTTGATCTCGCTCGGCGGCGTGACAACCCCGCGTCCACCCCTAGCCGTCTTTCGCGCCATGACGTAGCTCCCTCGCTCTCCGGTTGTGTTCAGCCATGTAGCGAACGCAGTCGAGTCTCCGCTTCTGAATTCGAGCCTGCTTCTTTGTCAGGCGTTGATGCGTTTTCCAGAGCCGACCGGCGAACCACGAATGGAATCGAGCGCGGATCACTTCTTGCCCGCTCTATGACTTGACAATTCAGACAGGGCCAAAAGCGCAAACCAAACACCCGGCCCAATCAAGTACCCATCGCCTTCGTCAACGCCAACCCCAAACAGGATTGATGAAAGCGCGCCCCAAAGATAGAAGCTCGGCGTTTTCACTTTGACCCCTTTCGCTTCTTGGGCTTGGGCGCTTCTGCCACCGTCTCGCGTGACAATTGCTGACGTAGCGCCTGCTCCTCGGCGCGAGCGGCGTCGGCGTCCTGGCCCTCCTTGTATGGATACCGCTGGATGTACGCGGCCTTCGGCTTGGACTCCAACGCGTCCTCGATCAGTTTGTCCTTGATCACGCCCTTTTTCACCAAGTCATCGATCTTGTTGGGATCGACCACCTGCTTTGTCACCTTGAGCCAGAGCGACTTCGGAAGCAACTTCTTGAGCCGGTCAGGATTCCACGTGGTTGTATGACCCCTGATCACGGTGATCTTGTAGGTGTCCCTGAAAACGTGCTTGACATCATTCGCTGACATGAACTTGGTGATCGCGGCGTTCAAACCCCCGACCTCCTCTTTCATTGTCATGTAGTCGTACTGCTCCTCCATGTCGCGCTCGATGTCCTCGATGTCCGACTCACGTTGCTCGACCATCTCGACGGCCGCTTGCAAGTCTTTGCCGGATTCGATGAGCCACGTCCCGTCTTTTAGCTGCTTGACTGACATAGTGTACCTCCTCGTTTTTCAGTTTCATGACTTTGATCCCGAGCTTCTTGTACGTCTCCTTGCGCTCCATCCAATGTTTCCGCAGGATCGACACGGTGTCGTCCACCATGTCAATGATCGCCGCATCGGTTTTGTCATCGTGCGGTCGCAGGGCGCGGCCGATCTGCTGGATGATCCGGCCATCGTGCTTGCCGATCCAGGCCAGGATCACGCGTGACAAAATCGGAACGTCCAGCGCCTCGTCCGCTAGCTGTGTGGCCAGGAGACACCGAATCTCACCGGCGCGAAACTGCTCCATGATCTGCTTGCGCCTCGGGCGCGGCACCTTGCCTGTCAAGATGACAACACCACCCATGATGTCCTCGTCCAACAGCGCCATCTGATCGTAGATATTTGTCAGGTGCTTTACGCGTCGGGAGAGAACGAGGGTACTGTGACCCTTTGTCACCTGCCGTACCGCCGTCTCCGCGATCAGTCGGTTGCGCGCCGGGTCGCGTTCCATCGCAGCCTGCAACCGCATCCAATCGTAGTGACCCCGGTATGGGAACTTGAATCCAGTTTTCAGGGGTACCACCCTGACAGGGATTGGCGAGGAAAATTTCTGGCGATAGATGACCGGCCCGAGCAGGTGCGCCATAAACGGTTGCATTCCATCAGCGCGGCTTTCAGTCGCCGTGAACCCGAGCCGGTATCGAGCAGGGCATGCATTCAGGATTAGCTCCCACGTCTCAGCCGGTGCGTGGTGCGCCTCGTCCACAACCACCCCGCCGAATTTGTCAGCGAAGTCACGGCGGAATGTGCCCAAGTTCTGACCCACGGTCTGCACCATCGCAATTGTCACGTCCTTGACCTCCCACCGTGGCCCCTGGATCATTCCGATCTCGGCGTTCGGAATCGCCTTCTGCGCGTACTCGACCCACTGATTGAAAATGTCCTCCGTGTGGACAAACACGATCCACGGAGTTTTCACCTTGGCGATGACTGCGAGCGCCACCTGAGTCTTGCCGAACCCTGGCTGTGCGATCACAAGCCCCTGCTCCTCGTCTAGCGCCGCCTGTGCCGCCTCCTGCTGCCCTGTACGGCCCTCAGCGCCGAGAATCGGTAGAAAGTTCAGCTTGCGCGCTCGACGTGGCAGAACGCGCTGATCGACGTAGCGCACGTGGTCAGGCAGGAGGTTCCACGCTCCCCGAGGAATCCGAACCCTTGCGCCTGACAACCGTTTGTACGTCTTGACTTCCTGTTGCTTGGCATCGAAGAAGGTCAGCTTGGAGAACAAGCGCACCCACTCACGCTCTGACAATTCAGAAGCTTGCAGGATGATGGTGGACTTGACAATCATGGGAGATAGCTCTGAGGGTTATCACAATGGCGATGTTCGATCTCGCTCTTGACAAATCGATACTTGTCATGGCGAAGAATCGGCTTTTTGCATTTACGACAAATGCGACGATCTTTGTCATCCTTCTTGTATGGGCGCAAGCAGGTCGGGCAAATACGCTCGTCAGTCATGCGGGCCTCGCAATCTGCTTCGATCCGGCTACGGCGGTATGTCCCGACTCGTCGCGCCAGTCCTTGAGCGCCGCCGCCTTCGAGCCTGCCCGCCTGACAGCAATCAACGCTTCCGAGCCATTCGGCCGGACGGAGATGATGTGGTAGACAGCGGCGCTCTTTTTCATGTGAGCTTCTTACGTGGCTTGTTGGGCACCATCTGACGCAACGCGTACAGCGCATCGGTGTCGATCCGCTCGCCTACCACGACCACGTTGCGGACGCGGTTCTCCAACAGCCTCAGCCGATTATGTGTCTTTTTCAGGGAACGCCGATAGCTCGCCGCCTCACCTGTGCGACGAGCTAAAAGGGTTTCCATGTCTGCCTTTTTCATGCGGGCCTCATGATCTTCACCAAAGCGTTGCGACCCCCGGTGAAAATCTTGTGCCGGGAACCGCGCTTGACAAGCAAACAGACGTGGTGGTCAGGGTCGATCCAGTTGGGCGCGGCACCCTCATGGTCGCCGTCTCTGTCCTTCCACTTGACAACCTCGTTGGCTTCGAGCGGGCGCACGACGACCCACCACCGGCCGACACCGCCGTCCTCGATCTGATCCTTGGCACGTAGGGCGTGAAGCCTGACTGTCCGCTTACGCATTGTCATCGTGCCGTCGCCTTTTCGAGATCAGAGTAGCGGAAGCTTGCCTCACCGTTTGTCACCTTGACGTAGGTGGCGATCAACCGACCCCGCAACGATGGCCACGGCCACGTGATCTCGTCGCCGTAGACAGTCACAGACGGACGGAGATCGAGCGACTTGATCAGTGGAATTGTCAGATCATGCATCTTGAAGCTCCCGGCGATTCATGATGTAGCTGACAACGCGTTTGACCTGGGCATCGTTCAGTGGATCGAGGATGTTCTTGATCGCGGCGATGGCATCGATCTCGGGGTCGCCCGTTGACAATCCTGGGACGACAGGGTGGAAACCTTCGAGCCAGGTACCGCCCCCCGATGGCTGCCCCTTCATGAGCGCGTGGTCGATGACAACGACCTCAGCCTCTTGCACAGCGGCAGGTAGTGACGCTATTGCGCGCTGCTCGCGGAAGCGACCGGCCTCCTTGCGCTCCTCCTGCCCAAGCGAGTCCTCGTCGTCGGCCGCGATCTCCACAGCCTGTAGCTCACGCAGGTAAGCCCGGAACGTCGGCAACCATGCCTCGATCAAATCCCACGCCGCCATGCGACCGAAGCTGCGCCGGTCAACGCATGTGCGGTACAGGTAATTTGTCACCGCACTTGCGTCTTTCCACTTCATGCCTTTGTCAGTCCACAGTTCGTTGGCATCGACGTACTCCCACAGATGCTTGCCAGCCAAACCATGTGGTGACAAATGATTCTTGCCGCCGTGACCTTTGACGTGGACACCGGCAGGCGGATGAAGCTCGATGTGCCGGATGAGACGCTGCACCTGCTTGATCAGCGGAAGGGCGCGGCGTCCGAGTGCCGTGTTTTCAGTCCGTGTTGCTCCCATAGTGGTACCTCCTTCGTTCGGTGATTCGGGCATGTGCGAGTTTACCAGCCCTGGGTCAATTACGCAAGTTCCTCCTCCCGAGTGGTTTCTCGGCGCGTCTGCCACCCTTTGCGAGCAGTATGCGAGCCGAGGTTTCCCTGTTGCCATTGATCATTGCAATGGCGAGTCCGATGTTCACCTACCTGCTTGACAATCAGGTTCACCCTTTGGTTGTCCAGTTTGTTTTCATTGTCATGATCTACCTGCTTGCGATCTCCCGGTTTCAGACCAGCAACTTGCCGATGCATGTAGACCTTCCGATATTTGTCAGGACTGACCTTCTGATTCCGCACCGCGTAGCCCGTTGAGGAATCAAGAAACCATCGATGAACTGACAATTCTGGATACAGCGAGTCATCAACCATCGCGTACCCTGTCACTGTTCCGCCTCGTCCATTCAGCGCGATCCTACGCAACCTCGTCCTCCCTTGTCTGAAAAGTCCAGTTCATGATCCCGAGCGCGTCGTAGCAGTCGTCCGGCTGTCTCGGCTTGGCTTTGGTTTTGTCATGCAATGGGATCAGACCGCGAGTCTTGTGGTCATAGAGATCAGGACGCTCCTCGACGGCATAGCTGAACATCGCCCACTTCTTGACATCCCATTTGGTGAAGTCCTTGTTGAGTTTTTTGTCAAGGTCGCGGGCTACCAACACTCGCCACGACTGCGCGTTGACATCGTAGACGCGCGTGTACCCGTACCTGACAAGCCCTCCCCGAAAGGCGCCACAAACTTCGGCCTGCTGACGTAGCCAGCCCGACTCTGCTCGCCTGACAATGCCGGCGGGCCATGACTCCTCGACACCGATCCAGATGTTGTCAGCCGGGATGGACATAGGGCCACACGCAGCGATGAGGCTATGGATGAAGTCCGCTGCCCTGACAGCCTGCGCGAGCCGGTCAAGGAAGTGGACATCGCGCTCCCACCTGACTGAAAACAAACCAGGGCCGCGCATGGTGTCGATCAGCGAGTCGTAGACCATCATCGCACCGGACATGGACGTGACCGAGACATCAATCCCGGCCACCGCCCATGAGTTTTCAGCGGCGCGACGAACCTTCGCCACCTTCGCTTTGTGCGCCGACTTTCTGGCCACTAGAACGAGCCTCCGTTTCCATCGAGCAAGTGGATCTCCCACGCCTTGAAAAAAGCATTGAGGGTGTTGACAAGCTGCTGACTGATCCACTTCGTCTTGGTTCGGAACGGAAGGTAGACACCCCTGGCAGTTCGCCGCCACTGTTTGTCACCCACTTGCGCGTAGTAGATGCTGGCGATCTCCACCTGCCAGCCGCGCTCGCTCCATGCGACCCGCGCTTTCACCCGAGTACCTTCCCAAGCTCGACGCTTGACAACAGGGCCACGTTCGCTGAAGCCACTCATGACGCCTCCTCGATACGTGTGACTTCAAGATCCTCGTACTCGACGTACCGCCACTCGATGAGCGCGGCCTCTTTAGCCTCCTCCTCGTTGTCAGCCTCGACCTCGAAGGACGAGCGAATCGTCCCTTCGATTGTTCCCTTGAAGGTTGTCATGCCGCCAACTGCTCGGTGCATGGGTCGCAGTATAGAGCGTCCATCTCAACCTCCATCACCTGCACCCGTTCGGCACGGATCAACTCGATCAGTTTGTCAGCCACGGCTCGAAGCGCATGGCCACGTGTCGGGCCGGTCATGTCACCGTAGCCTGGCAGAGCCTCAGCGTTGCTCATGAGCGCGTCGTAGATCACCTGCCGGATGTCCTCGACCGGCACATGGATCGTCCGCTTGGCCGTTCCCTGCCAGCCGTCGAACGCCTGGAACACCTGCCGTCCGAGACGGCCAACCTCGTTGCTGACCTCGTTGAAGTGAACCATGTCCTTCGGGTTTTCACCCAGGGACAGCCAGTAGGCCCACGCCGACTCATGCCGGATCAGAACGTTGACGTAGGACTCGAACGCGCGGGCCTCCATCGACGCCGGGTCGATGTCCATGCCGAACTCACGCATCCGGTCGATGAACTTGCGGGTCAGCCTTGTCAGCTTGATCTCAGGGATCTCAAAGGCGGGCTTGCTGACAACAACCTTCTGTGCTTTCTTGCGGGCCATTACAGTTCCACCCCACAGAGGACACAAAGGCTAGGCGGGATGACATAGGTGCCGACGCGGATGTCGAACACCGCCAAGTCCTTCAGGATTTCAGTCGCCATGTAGCGGAGGTTCGAGTCTACCGCTTCCTTGGGGATCGGCGCGTGCTGGCCGGTGGACGCGACGTAGATTTCACCCGTCACGCCCCGGCGAAGCTCGGCCACCATGCTCTTGATCAACCCCTTGGTTTTGTCATCCTGAACCTCGATGGCGGCGTCGGCAAGCTCGCCCCGTACCTCGGCCTCGACCACGGCCATCTCGACGGCCTGAACCGTCTTGGCTGAAAACGCTGGCTTCGCTGACTTACGCATGGACGGCCTCCCGATGAAAAACCTCCACATGGAGATCGATGTCGTTGCGGTCGAAGTCAGGTTCCCGCCCATCACGGATGCGGGTCAGAAGCTCGTCAGACGGGGTACCCACATATGTCAGGCGGGCACCCGGCCCAACCAAGTTGTGAATCTCACGCACGATGGACGCGAGCGCGGCGGTCTTGCCTTGCATACTCCGCTTGCTCGATGCGTCCACCACGATTACTAGACGTTCACTTGTCATAGGTAGTCCTCCTTGTGTTTGTCATGCTCGCCCCAATTGCAGTCCTGGCAGGCGCGCATGAGATGGGCCGGTGTCGGTGAGTGGAAGTTGAGTCCGTGTTCCTCGATTATGGACATGATGGCATTTGTCAGCGTGGGCACGAACACCTTGGGTACCAGCGCCAGGCCGGACTCGTTGCCGACGCGACCGATGACGCGACCGATCCGCGAGTATGCGAGGAAGCCATCAGACCACTTCACCGCGTAGCTCCCGCAGCTTGCGCCGACTGACATTCGCTGCGCCGTCATCGGCGTACCGTGGAAGCTCGCCGTCCTCGACGGCCTCGATTGCCTCCTCGATCAGCGATTCCCACACAGACTCGTCCGGGGTGAAAAGCTGGAACCACTGAAGGGGCGAGATGCAGTCAGGCCGAAGCTCGTCGAAGCGAGCGTTAGCTGACAATCCCTTGGGAGTCATCATCTTGGGTGTAAACGCGGCGGTGAGCTTCGGCCGACCCTTCTTGACCTTGGCCTTCTGCGACACGTAGGTTGTCACCCGACCTGCGCGCCGACCGCTCGGCTTCTTGCCAGCGGTGGCTTGCCGCGACTTCTCAGCGGTCTGCTCCTTGCGCTCCTTGGCCGTCAGCTTCTTGTCAGGCACCGTGACCACCACTCGTCGGCTGGAAGTCCTTGCCCGACTTGGCCTTAGACTTCTTCTTCTTTGTCACGTGACCAGCGCCAGACTCGATGGCGGCGATCATGCGTTCCCGCTCGCGGGTGGAATCACCGGGACGACTGCGGATATTTGTCATGCGCTCTTGCGGCGTGAGCGTGGCAGTCGCCTCTTGGCGAGCTTCGGCCTCAGCGCGGCGGTCGGAGCGCGAACGCTTCGAGTGCTTCATAGGCTACCTCCTGTTTGTGGACGTGTCCGCCCACCTTATCAGCCCTGGGCTAGTTACGCAAGTCCGCATCCACAGGGCCGAGATCAGGGACGCCTAGGAGATCGAGAACTGCGCGCCAGTGGCGGCACGTCTTACGCCCCGAGTACCCGTCGCAGGTGCAGCCGCCTTCAGGCCAGTCCGTAGTGACAAAGCCGAGATCGACCGTGTGCCATTCATCCGGCGCGCTTCCGCTTTGAACGAGGAAGTGTGCGCGCCCCACCATTGCGATTGTCTCCACTAGGTGGTTGACTGACAAGGCGCTCGCTGACAGGTCGCTCTTTCGACTTCTGGATCGTAAGGATTTCAGGACGACAGAACCAGGCGAAGGGACACTCTTGGAACTGGACGGTGCGCGTGCTTGTGCAATCCGGGGCCGGGATTTCCTCATTTGTCACGTACCTCCGTAGTTCGTGCATTCGGCGCTTCACCTTCGCGCGGTGCTGCTTGACAATCAGCGCATCCTCATGGAGCGCCAAGGGCGATCCACTCTGCGTAGGCCCGCCCTTGCTTTCACCGATGAGCAGACACGTCTCGATTTTCACTCCGAGAACTTCGCCCATGAAAGACTCGAAAGCGCAAACCTTGTTGACAATCTCTGCGTAGCCAACGATCTGCACCTTGTACCCGAGCTTAGTTCCCCACTTCTCATGATCCTGAAAAGCCTTGACGTTCATGCCCTTGAAGTCCACCACATACAGCACGCCGTCGATCTCCACGATGGCATCGATGGTGCCCGCGAAATCTCCGCTCGGGTGAAAAACTCTGATCTCGCAACCATGCAGGATCAGTAGACCGGCGCGGTGTGCCTTCCAGAGAGCAAACTGCCACTTGTAGTGCCTGAAATCTCCGTCAAGGAAGTAGCCATTGGTTCGCGGCGACTTCGCGCGGCGCTTCTCCTGACCCGTCTTGGCAAAGTATGCTTGCCGGACACAGGATGACAACATGGACGGACTGAAAACACCCTTCTCGCGCTTACGACCGCGAGCGATCATGAGGTTCATCATGAACTCACGATCAGCCTCGTCCTCTACGTCAAGTTGCTCCTCTAGCGTCTCCTCCAAAATCGGGACGAGGATACCCCGCGCTCGGCGGCGCTCAAGGATTCGCTTTTCAGTTGCCGTCCTAGCCACGTTTGTCCAGACAAAAACCAGGGCCGTGTCTATACCCACCGCCAAAGGCACCGACAGCCGGGATCACCTGAGCGTCATCGACATCGTGGGGACTCTGACACCTAGGGCAAGTCAAAATCTGCGCGTCATTTGTCACGTCGAAGCCTCTCGATCTCGGCGCGCATGAGGCCCATTTGCTTGACAATCTCCTCATGATCTTGTAGTCGCATGACAAAGAGATGTGTCGGCCGACCACCCTCGAAGTCGATCTGCATGGCAGGTAGTTGGCCCGGTGGTGTACCGAATGCGTCCTTTGTCAGCTTCTCGAACTCGACTTTGGAGAGCGTGTAGCTCGCGCTCTTAGTTGTCCGAGCCTCGACCAAGAACCCGTTGAGGGTGACATCCCGCTTACTCCACCACAGCCGACCCGAGTTGACCTGGCGGCGTCCACCCGAACGGCGGGCCAGCCCGGACTCCTGCCGGTCGCTGCGCTGGTTCTCTCGGGCCTCCTCCCACGGAGTCGGCGGAACTTCAGCCATTGTCATCTGGCCTCCGCGTAGCAATTTCAGTTTCAACCTCGGCAAGCTTGTTGCGATGGTATTGAGCAAGCCAACGAAGATCGTCAAGAGACGACTTTTGAATCGTGCAAGAGGGATGCTGAAGGAACTCAGGCATTGTCAGCATACTTCGGTGGTTGTCCCTAAGCGCCTGAGCCGGTGTGATCGCCTTACCCACGTGACGCCTTCTCTCGATCAACCATGTGCCGCCAGTCCTGACAAAGTTCTTGCAGCGACTCGACCCCTGGCTGCATGAACGTCGGGATGTCAGAGCGTTCAGCCACAATCGCAGCGCCCGCAATGAATGGGTACCACTTCTTGTCGAACTCCTCCAACGTCATGTTGTCACCCTGCGCTTGATCTTCTTGCGCTTCTGCCACTTGATCGCCGTGGCCCCGCTGATCAGCTTCGGCGCGCAACACTCGCCCACGTCAGCGTGGGCCGTGTAGTCAGCGTGCGTCTTGCGTGTGTTTTCACCGACCGGCGCAAGAAAAAGCTTGGCAACTACTCGCTCGCATGGTTTCTGACAAACATCGCAGGTACTACTCGTCGCCATCGTCCTCGCCCTCCTCGTCGGCTTCCGGCGCGGAGATCGCCTTCGAGTTTTCAGTGATCAAGCCCATGCTGCCTTTCGTGCCAGGGCTTTCTCATTGAAAGGTTCAACCAACAGGTTGTCAGCGATTTGTTTTTCGATCTCGACAAATCGCTTGCACTTTGTCTGCGAAACAAAATACGGTCGAATTAGCGCGAACGCGGCGCGAGCTTGGTTGCCACTGACAACCCACTCCCACCTGTCCCGATGACGAATGTTCTTCGACTTCTTCATCGAAATCGAGCCGCCAAACATTTCACGCAATCGCTGAACAGGCTCAGGCTCACATTGGTTCAACGACAACCGAAGATGCAACGACTGAAATCCATCGCCTCGCACTCGCCCATAGAGAATGCTGACGCACCCCTCGCCTTCAAAAAAGCCCGCAGCCCAAGCAGCGTCAGTCGCTTTCATTGTCATCCTCACTTTCAGGATTCGATATTGACAAAGAATTCTGTTGGATCGCCCACACAAGCTCCTCGCGCATCTCGTCGTTGTCACGGAGATGCTTGCGGAACACAGACTCGGTGCCCTTCCACTCCTGGCCGTCCGAGTCCTCGTACGTGAACGTGTTACCTGACCTGACAATGAGCTTGTCCTCTAGGCCAAGGTGGATGATCTCGTACTCGGCGTCGATCAAGCTGCGCTCGTAGTCGTAGAGGAACATCGACTCAAGCTCGGGCCTGGCCGTCTTTTGTTTTTCAGCCCGCACCGCGACCCAATGGCCAACCGGCACATCGACCGTCTGCACCTTGGCTCGCTTGACTCGCTTACGTCCCTTTTTCATGCGGTCGAGCTTCTTGAATTCGATCCGCACCGACGCGTAATGCTTGAGCGCCCGACCCCCCGGCGTCGTCGTGCCACCATAACCCGACACTTTGTCAATCAGTTGGTTCGTCCAGAGGATCAGGGTGTGGTCATTCTGCGCTGTGATACGTCGCAGCGCGCGAGACATCATCCGTGCCCGACCAGCGGTACGGTCGTCTCCCTCCTCCACATCCTTTTTCAGTTCCTCTTGTGGAAGCAGAGAGGCCACCGAGTCCACCATGACAACATCGGCGGGGTGGATGTCCTCCTCGGCATCTGCGATGACAAGAAGCTGCATGATCTTGATGAACTCCTCAGCCGTCTTGGGCCGATGGATCAGAAGCTCACCCAGGTTGCCCCCTAGATGCTCGAAGTACCGTTCATCGAACGATCCCTCAGAGTCCAAGAGCGCCACCGTTTCTCCACGCTGCTGCGCCCCCACCATTGTCATGCAGGCCACGGTAGTCTTGCCGCCGTGGTAGTCACCGAACAGTTCGACGTGTCGGCCCCGAGGGAAACCACCCGCTGTGATCCGGTCGATGACAAGCGAACCGCTCGGTACGCGCTCGACCTTCCAACGCGGATGGGAAGCCAGTGACAAAACCTGGCTTCCCATCTGTCCGTTGACTCGATCCATGAGCGCCACCGTCCGAGAGCTATTACGGCGAGCTTTTTTCATGCTGACCTATTGACCCTCCTAGCGAGCTTCGCCCGCTTGTTGGACGCGCGCCGTTCGACCTTGACGTGCGCCATCGGACGCTTGGTAATTCCCCGTTTGTCAGGGATCGATCTGAGGGGCATCCGGCTTCGTGCCATCTGCCTCGCTGCCTGCGCTTTCAGGATGCGGAGAGCGTTCGCCGCGTTCCGATCCTCGTCCTGCTTCTGACGCCGTTTGAGCGCATCGAAGGTGAACCTCTGTGTGAGGTTGCGTAGGCCACTGAGCGGCCCCCTGCGGCCCTGCTCGCCCTTCACAGAGGATCTACCTCATCCTCGTCAGGGACAAGCTCAGGATCGACGGCAGCGCGCTCCGCGACACCCTCCGCGTCCGGCCCATCCACGACTCGCTCACCTGGCGCTGCTGCCTCGACCGGCAGACCGGCATCCTTGCGCTCCTCCACACTCGACTGCGGCATGACAAGCCCCTCGGCGTAGGTCGCGTCATCGATCCCGTACTGCGTCGGGTTGAGGTTGATCTGTACCGCCTGCGGATTGTCACTCGGCCCCGCATAGATGACGGTCGAACTCGCGCTCAACGTGACCTTGGCAATTGCCATGCCGACGATCACGTTTTCAGGCATCTCGTAGTCAGGATCGAGGTTGACGATCCGCGCTCCGCTTTCGAGGACGATTGCCCACCCGTCGCCCTCTGGCTCGACGGCGGTGATCTCCTGACCGTGGTAGAACGTGAGGTTAGGTTCCATTCGCGTGCCTCCTTCAGTATTTGTCATTATCCCGCATGTGGAAGTCGCATGTTGTCACTTGGATCAGGCCGGGAACACCCTTCACCTTTGCGACTGAGTAACGATACTCCATTCGAGCCGGGATGCGACAGTGACAATCAAGCGTCCTATCGTTCCGTGTGTGGCGCATCTCTGCCCGGTAGAACTCGTACGTTCCCTGCGACCGCTCCCACCGCAGGAATGCCTCCTCGGGTGTTTCTTTGTCATCTTCGATTACCTCGGGCATAAGGTCAGCGAAGATGCTTGACAATTACTTACGACTCCGTGCTGCGCGCTTCCGCTTGTGCAGGACGGTGAACGCGTTGACCAACCGCTCGTCGTCCACGCCCCACACCTGCGGCTCGCCCTCATAGCTGCCGGTGACATCAAAGAACCTGAACCCGAGCGGGCCATCGGTGTCAAACGGCTTACGGATAGCACCCTCCATGCAGATTACGCTACCTCGATGTTTGTCAGAGATGAACTTGAGGTAATTGGCCTCCTCGATCTTGTCCTCGTTCGCCATGATGTGAAAGGCGATCCCGTTTTCATCCACGGCCAAGAGGAGGAACGTTTTGACCCTGGCCCACGGACTCGCCTTCAGCTTCAGTAGCGGGTCGTTCTTTGTCAGTTTCTCTAGCTCAGGAATCCAAAACATCTTGGAGACACAGGCACGCTGATCGGTGAGTGCCGCCCCGCTATCGTACCCGAGATGCCGCCACGTGCCGGTGTCGTTCTGGCGCTTGCGGGTGTGCTTGACCTGACAACCGTCCATCGCCTTCGGCTTGTGGAGCAGGAACCCAAGCAGCTTCAGAAGCTCCGTATCGTCCTCTGTGCCTTTGATTCCGAAAGCTGAAAATGCACCAACGCTGGCGAGATTGTTGATCGTGGTGCTTTTGACAGCCGTGCTTGACGTTCGCTCTTTGAGATCGTCAACCGATGAAAAAGGCTGACCAGCAATGATCGCGTTGAGAGCGACCGGCCCGACACCATCGATGGCGGACAGACCGACGCGGATCTGCTTTGCTTTTTCACCCTTGGAGAAGCCGCCGGTAGAAAGATTGATGGACGGTGTGAGGATCTTGTAGCCGTGCGCTCGCGCATCTGCGATGTACCGTCCCTTCTCGGGGTAGGTGTCCAACAGCGACACGTAGTAGTTGTGTTCCTTGTGCTTTTTCAGCCACGCCGCTTGCACCGAGAACTTGCCGTAGCTCGTCGCGTGGCCACGGTTGAAACCGTAGCCCTGGAACGACTCCATGTATTCGTCCCACATGGCCTCAGCCATAGCGGTTGTCATGCCCTCTACATTCTTGCGGGCGCTCTTGACAAACTTGGGCTTGATCTTGGCGAACGCTTCTGCGGCTCCGCGCCCGACGCCCTTGGCCAGCTTGATCGCGTCCAGAAGCTCCTGCGCCTCGTTGTGGTCGAAACCGATGGCATACCCAAGATCAAGAATTTGCTCCTGAAAAATCGGCATCCCATAACTGTCACCCAGGACGGCCTCTGCGACGGGATGCGCGTAGCGCGCTTGTTCCTCGCCCTTGCGCCGCTTGTTGTAGACCTTGTGGTACCCCGGCCTTGTCAGGCTCGGGCGATAGATCGCCACCGTTGCGATGACACCATGCACGTCAGTCGGCTCGACCTCGATGCAGCCCTGCCGGTTCGTTTTTCCCTGAAGGGTGAAAATTCCCTCGGTGTCACCAGCCCGGATCATCTCGAACGTCTCGGGGTCGTCCAGGGGGATCGACTCAAGATCAAGCGGGTTCATCCCCGACATGGCGAGCGTCTTGGAAACCACCGTCAGCATTTTCAGCCGGAGGAAGTCACCCTTGTTGAACCCGAACTCAAGCGCCTGCTTGTAGTCGTATTGACTGACAAGCTGGCCGCTCGATGCGATCAGGTATCGGGGCACCCACTCTGACAACGGGCGCTCCTTGGTACCGAACACCCATCCGCACGCGTGCTGGCCCACTGACTTGATGTTGTCGAAGATGCCCGACGCAAGCTCGTAGATGTCAGGGTACTCGTCCTTGAGTGCCGTCCAGACATCCTCCTCCTCATCAACGAGGCCCGAGTCGATCATCTGCGGCAAGAGGCCCGCGATCTCGTCTACCGTCTCTTTGTCAAGCCCGAGAGATTCCGCGACCATGCGGAACGTGCTGCGGTTGGCCAGCGTTCCGTAGTTGCAGAGCAGCGCGATCTGTCCCTCGCCCTCGCGCTCCGCAACGTAGTCCTTGACGTACTGCATGAAATCTTCGTAACGGTCGTACTGGATGTCGATGTCGATGTCAGGAAGTTTCTTGCGCTCGGGGTTCACGAACCGCTCGAATGTCAGCTTGTATTCGAGCGAGTCGATGTTGTGGATTCGCAAGCAGTAGCAGAGCAGCGAGTTTGCCGCCGAACCTCGGGTATTTGTCAGGATGCCTTCGCGCCGAGCTTGCGCGATGAAGTCAGACATCATGAGCAGGTAATCGAGGAAGTCACCCATCGCTCGAAGCTCATGCTCGATCCGCTCGCGCGCTACGTCGCCATGTTTCCTGACAAGTTGCTTCAGACGGGGCTTGATTCTGCGACGTACTTCACTAATGAGATCGGTGTAGCCAGAGTCGGGGATTGAATAGCTGAAATTGTCAAGCGGATCGAGTCGAATGTCCGACTCGGCAACAATGTCCAGCACGTTGTCACATGCCCCATTTGCGAACTCCGTCCTTTCCTCTAGCACTTCCATCGATTGCATGAAATTCCGCCAGTAAATGTAGCCCGACACCGCGTCCATCTTTTCACCCTGGGCTTCCTCCTTGGCCCACCGATTCATCTTCGTCGCAAGCATTGCGATGTGGGCCTTGCGTTGCTCCATGCTCTGATAGTGCGAATCGTTTGTCAGGACGGTAGGAGTACCCGTCGCCTCAGCCGCCTGCGCCAGAACCGCCCCCACCAACTGCTGACGTGTGACCATCTCCTCATAGCGGTCGAACCCCTTTCCAATGAACTTGTCATGGTAATGGTTTTGTAGCTCGACATAGAAGTTCGGCCAAACCGTTTTCATGGACTCGACATAAGCGACCGCAGCCGTCAACGCCGAACCATTCAACGCAGCAATTGTCTGACAAAGCTCGCCGCCCAAGCAACCACTCAGCACGACGTTGTGGTGCAGGCCGTACGGTGCGTGGTCGATCATCGCCTCGATGGAGATGCGGGGCTTGTCATAGAAGTTCTCGCGTTGCATGGAGAGAGTCTGCCACGTGACGAGATTGTGGTACCCCTCTTTTGTCAACGCAAGAACGGTCAGGTGTCGAGCCGTATCGTACCTGAACTCTTTTTCACGCACGCCGAAGATTTCATCGGGCACCACGTAGAACTCGCACCCGAGGATCGGCTTGATCTTGGCCGCTCGCGCAGCCTGGTAGAAGGACGGGGCGCTACCCATCCAACCATGTTCGGTCAGACAGGCAGCGCCCCACCCTAGCTCGACAGCACGCGCGACGACGCTCTTTGGACTCCCGAACCCGTCCAGAACCGAGAACGTGGAGTGACAATGAAGGTCAGGGGCGTTTCGGCGGGCTGTCTTTCGCATGTCAGTCAGGCACCTTCACCTTGTCGGCATTGTCAGTCTGCCACTGAGCGAACTGTTCAGCGACGACTTCGATGCCTTCCAAGAACGGCGTGCCAGCGCCAAGCTCCTCGACCCGGTTTCGGTATCGAGCGAGCATTCCGAGCGCCGACTTGTCTTGGCCGCGAATGACAAAGATCGGCTCATCGGCTGGAATGCCGAGAGCTTTCTTTGCCGCCCTGTAGTTGCCGTCATGAACACCCATCTACTTGCCCTTCTTGCCCGCACCGGCCGCGACAGCGACCGGCTCCTCGTCCTCCGCAGGCTCCTCGGCTTCCGCCTCGGCGTCGTCTGTGCCTGCCTCGGCCTCGGTCGGCTCGGGCTTCTTGTTGAGCGTGATCGTGACCGACACGTAACGCGGTGCTGCGTCGTTTTCAGTCACATGCTCGTGTCCTGACAACGTGATGTTCAGCGTGTGATCGTCCGGTAGCGACTGTCCCGTAGCTGACAAGAACTCCTGCGCCAGATACGGAACCTCAGACACCACGCGCTTGACACCATCCTTCAGCACATCCTCCGCCGTGGGGTAGTTCTCGGCGAACTTGGCGAGCAGGTTGTCATACACATCGTCGTAGTCCGCAGACTCGACAACCGTTCCGAAGCTGTAACTCATGCGTCCTCCTATCCCGACGCACCCTCACGGAGCTTGGTGGGCCGACAATCGCCCTCGCACCGTGGGGTCGCCTTTTTCACCGGGAGACACTTCTTGGATTCCCGGTACTTGATCTTGACAATGATCTTCGGCTTCGACTTGACGACCTTGATCTTTGTCACTGTCTTGGTCTTGCCTGGCGTCGTGATCGTGGTAGTGACGGCAGGCAAAGTCACGACTGGAAGCGTCACAGCGGGAAGCGTGACAACTGCGCCGGGGTTGTTGATCGTGACCGTGTTCGTGTTCGTCACCGTCTGCGCTGGCAGGGTAACGGTGGTGCCAGGCGTTGTCACCGTGGTAGTCGTACCGGGTAGCGTGACCGTCACCGTCTCGGTGATGTCACCCGGCTCGCCGGGACATCCGCCCTGCGGTGCCGGGATGATGTCCTCCCGATCCTGATGGTGCCGGTGCGCCTCGACTGCATTGTTGCTGATCGTGATTTCCACATAGGGGTTCGACGCCGATCCGGTTGCGTGACAAATCATTGTCTTGCTCCCTGTGGCGAGTACCGTTGACGCTCCCAGGCCAGCGGCCAAGAGAGCGACGGTTGCTACTGAACTGACGACCTTTTTCATGTGACCCCCTACTTCGACTTCTTGGCCGACGACTTCTTGCCGCCGCTCGACTTCTTGGCCTGGGCCGCTTCCTCAGCCTCGCGCTTTGCGGCCCGCTCTGCGGCCTTGCGCTGACGCTCCTTGGCCTCTGCGATCAGCCGCTTGCCCGCCTTGTCAGTCGGCTCGGGCGCTGCCTCCTTCACGCGCTTGACAACACCCGCCTTGACTCTGACCTTGGCAGGCGTGGGGTCAAGCCACTTCTCCTCGCCGGTCGCGCGATCCGTGCCCTTGCGCTTCGGCTTGGCCGGGATTCCTACCGGCGTGAGGTTGACGAGGCCGAACAGCGACACCTTGTCACCCTCGGCAATCGTCTCCTCGATGACGCTTGACAACGAGTCGATGAAGTCCTTGGCGTTCTTCTTGGGAATGCGAAGGTCGTCCTCCATGACTTCGAGCGTCTTGTTGAGCAACTGAGCCTGTGTGAGTGTGGGCATATTTGTCACCCGCCCTTTCTGCTAGAGGTTTAATACGTGATCTGCGGGAAGGTCATGACGACGCTTCCCGCAGAACGCGCACCTAGGTAGTTCGTTTGTCAGGCTACTTGCCCGACTTCTTGCCGCCCTTCTTGCCACCGGACTTCTTGCCGCCCTTGCCCTTTTTCTCCTCGACCGGCTCGGGAAAGACGGACGCGAGCATGTCGCCGTCGTCGTCCTTGGCAGCGGTGATCTTCACCTGCTGGCCTTCCTTGTAGTCGTCCATGTCCAGTTCCTTCCAGTCACGGCCGTTGTCATCTTCGCCGTCATCGAGGAAGAACAGGTCGAACTCCGTCCCGTCCTCCGTCTCGACTGTCAGGGTGTCCTCCTCCGAGTTGACGCTGGTGATTGTCACCAACTCCTCGTCGTAGGAATCTTCGGCGTAACCGGCCTCCGGCTCGGCCTCAGCCTCACCGACCTCGGACACCACGAAATCGCCATCGTCGTCCTTCTCGAAGCTGACAACGATCTCGTCGCCCTTCTTGTTTTCGGTGAGATCGACTTCATCGGTGCCATAGATGTCGAACTCCGTGCCCTCGTCACCGACCATGACCGTGAGGATGTTGTCCTTCTTCTTGGCCTTGACAACCGTGACAGTCAGTTCGTCGGCGTCGTCGGCTTCCTCGGGGTCGAACTCGTCCGCGTCGGGTTCCGGCTCCTCATCGGCAGGCTTGCCCTTCTTGGACTTCGAGGACTTGCCGCCCTTCGGCTCCTCGTCGTCGTCGTCCTTCTTTTTGTCATCGTCCTCCTCCATCGCATCCGAGGCGTCCATCTCCTGCATGACGCGGCGCATCTGCTTGGTCGCCATCTTTTCGAGCATGTCGTCATCGACATCCTTGAGAGCGGCCTTCAGTTCCGCCTTTGTCAGCTTCTCGTTCTTGTTGCGGATCGAATACTTCCCGTTCCCTTCGAGCCGCTTGATCTTGAACTTCTGCCCGAGGACGTTTTCATCCTCGTACTTCATGTCCACGAACTCTTGCAGGACGTAGTAGTTGATCGTGAACACCTTGACTTCGCCATCGATCAACCACAGCGTCTTGGCGCGGGTGGAGGCATTGTCACCCTCCTCGCACAGCGGGCAGTCGTCGCCGCCAGCGCACGGGCAGTAGCCCGTAGCGGGGGTGTAATGCTCGAAGTATTCGTACCACCCCGGATTGTCACCGACTTCGGGATCGGGGATGAACAGCGCATACCCCTCGAAGAAGTCGTTGGTCTTTTTCAGGGTGATGAATCCACCACGCCCTGCATTGCGATCCTCAGCCGAGGTTACGCGGCGCGGTGTGAGAGTCTTGCTGCCTTTAGCCAATTGGCACCTTCCTTTCATTACGACGTTCGGGCTTTGTCACTTTCAGATCGATACCACGTTCGCGGAGTCTCCGCTTGAACGCTGACAACGAGATTGCGTTTTCGATGATGCGCCAACTCTCCTTTCCTGTCAATTCTGCCGGGTCGCCTTTCCCCTTCGGGTACAGGCACACGAAGTTCGGAATGCTTGTCAGTTTCTCCGAGGCCATGATGATGTTTTTCACCCCGGCCCCGTCTCTATCGAACATGTGGTAGATGCGCTTCGGGCGAAAGCTGCGAATGATCTGAGCCTGTCTGTCTGACAAACCTGTTCCGAGAATTCCACCTGCCGGTACCCCGTACTCCTGCTGGCAGATCGTGTCCAGCGATCCCTCCACAAGAACGAGGCCGAGAGAGGATACCTGCTTCCTGTCCAACTTGCAAGCGCCGAACAGAACGGCCGTCTTGGTGGCTCCCTCGGGCCAGTAGAGGTATTTCGGCCAGTCCTTCTCACGCACAGCGCGCTTGATCAGGAACCGGGTGATCCCTCGTTCATCGTCGGCGGGGATGACAATGCGCCGGTCGTCAGCGTCCCACCCAAGCCCCCACGCAGAGATCGCGCCTCCTCCAATGCCGCGCGTCTCAAGGTACTCAAGCGCGACGGCAGGCAGGTACCGATCAAAGCTGCCGAGATCCTCGGGTTTGTCAGGAGCATCGACCGGCCGAGCAAGCCTAACCTTCCCGTCAGTTCCACGCCGCTTTCGTTTCGACGCAGGGCCAAGCTCAACCCTTGTGTGTCGAACGATAAGTTTGCGAGCTTCTTTTTCACTGATCCCCTTGATCTTGGCGATGGCCTTCTCGTACGTGCCTGAAATCCCACAGGACGCGAAGCAATGAACGAGAGGCTTATCGAGGTTTACCTGAAAATGCCGCTTGTTCGATCCATGCTCCGGGTTCGGACAAACTACCAGGGGCGCGAACCCACCTGACAAGTCAGCGTTGGGCGGGAAGTCTACGAACTCCTCCCACAACGCCGCGCCATCGAGTTTGCGCCCCCGGTAGTTGATCACGGAACGACAACGATCGGATCGGTTTTCAGGTGGATCGTCTGACCCGTCTTGAACGTCGGGAACGACTGCTCCCGCGCTAGCTCGCGTTGGTAGGCCATGAGTGCCCGCCCTGCCTCGGGGTCAGGTTCAGGACGATCATGTAGCACCGGCGTATGCGAGCCTGCAAGTTCGTCCCATACCTCTGACAAAGGTGACGTGCCGTGAAAGTCAAACTGCGCCGCTGATAGCAGACGCTCTCCCACGTCCTCGGGATCACGATTGTCAGGCCGGCGACCGTCATCGATGGGTACCCACGTCACCGGGGCGTCGGGGTCGATCCCGAGCTTCGGAAGATCACGATACTTGTCATGCCCTAGCCAGCGTCCGCCCTCCATCGCTAGCCCTTCACTTCGTCTGTGACCACGCTGACAATTTCCTCGGGCGTCATCCGCAGAAGCACAAAGCGCACAGCCGTCCGCAGGTGAGTTTCGGCCTCGGACTGCGTGTGTGCGATCACTTCCTCCCTCGCCGGAAGCACAGGTGGTTCATCGATGTCGGTTGCCTGTGCCATTGTCAGATGATCCTCCGGTATTTCAGCTTACCGTCCTCGTCCAGATGACGAGGCTGCTCGGCAACCTCCACCTGAGTCTGTAGCTCGCCTGGCTCGCGCCGGGAAAGCTGCTCGACCCCACCCTGCTCGCCAGGCTTGCCTGACAAGATTTTGACACCACGATCAACGACACCCTTGCGGGCGTCTGGCTTCGTCCCTTGCTCGCTCATTTTGTCACTCCCTTCTTTCGCTTGACCCCTACTGGCTTTGGCGCGACTGCGCCCTCGATGATCTTTGTCATCTCCTCGTCCTCTACCTCGTCGTCCTTCCCATTCATGTAGCTCCCACTCGGCTCGTTCGTCTCTCGCATGACCCCGGTGTTCGGAAAGAAGTCTAGCTCGAACCGAAACGACTGTCCAAAGCGCGACTTACTGCACTTGACAATGAGCTTGCGTTCCTCGCTCATGTGTCGCAGGCCGATCACATGGTCGGCTCCCTGCACCGGCACGTCCGAATTGAACGAGGTATCCATCCCCGGCGCGTCGTCCTTGCCGGTCATTTGCCGGTGCGCCTGATTTGTCACGATGATGGGGATGTTGTACGTCTCGGCCATAGAAGCGATGTGCTGGCTCATGTCCGAAATCTCCTCCGTGCGCGAGTACCGCTTCTGGCTCGCATTCAAGAAGTAGATCGGATCGATGATGACAACATCAGGATTCAGTCCATCGATCTTCGCCTCGATGTACCCTGTAGTCATCCGAGTCAGATTGTTCGTCTTTGTCAAGAGGATAAACTCGCCACACTCACCCTCGACGTACTCCATGAACCGCTTGTACGTTTTCATCGGGTAGCCGATCCCCGACATCAACGCCCGGTTGCGGAAGCTGTGTTCGAGGCCCACGGCCTCCTTCACTTCCGGCATGGCTGACAAGATCGTGTGGAACCGGCAGGTGTGTTCGTGCCGATTCATCTCAGGACTGAACATGACAACCCGGTACTTGCGGATGACCGAGTTGGCCCCGAGGCCCGTCGTGAAGTAGGACTTAGACTGACCCGGCCTGGCCAGAATGACAATCATCCGACCGTTAACGAGGCCGTCCCAATGGTGATCGATCCACTTGTACCCGGTCGGGATGCCTGGCGGCTCGCCTGCGTCACGCAGACGGCGAAGGCGCTTCTGCTCCTCGTAGTGATCGCGCCACCCACTGACAAGTAGGTGATCAGATGCCTGCGAATGTTGCCGGGTGATCTGTCCGAGGATGTCACGTGCAGCCTGGGCCTTCTGCACAGCGTTCTCGACTTCCAACTCCTCACCGAGCGTATCCATGAGCGCGGTGATCTCGGTAAAGGCTCGTTCGTTTTTCAGGTCAGGGAGAAGGTCTTGCAGGCGCTCGTCCACCACCAACATCTCGAAGTCGGGGAACTTCCGCATGAAAGTCCGCCGCGAAATCGGAAGCCGAGCGGAGGCACGCTGCTCGATCCAACCGAACTCCTCCTCGTAGCTGACAAAATCCTGGGCAGAGACTCCGTGTTGGTACGTTTTGCGGAGTCCGCCAACACCCTCAGTGACAATCGCAGCAATTACGTGGGCTTCGACGCTCATAGGCTGCTCCCCTCTCTCACACTCTCACCCCTGGTATTCCCCGACCCCCTAAAGGGGGAGGGAGAATCCCCATGGTTCAAGAGCAGAAACAAACGCCTAAGAAGTGACAAGTTGCCTCCTTGCTTTCCGAGAAGCTCGCAGAGCGATAAGTGACAACCTGTTGTGATCAAGACGAGAGATCAGATCGAAATTGCTGTGATGATTGTTTGATCGATCTCGGTCGCTGTGATGGACACATTGATCGCTTGTCAGTGGACCAAACTTCCACTCCCCAATCAAACGATGCGCAGGCTTGTAGCCCGCAACTCGCTTGCCATCCTTGACAAAACAAATCGCTACGCGAAGGTAGCCATCGTTGTCGATGTAACCGAGAGGATGCTTGAGATCGAATCCGATTCGCCTGCGTTTTTTCATCGAATCCAAACTCCTGCGATGAAAGCCTTGTTGATCCAGACCTTCTTGCCTCGATCTTTCACAGCATCAAGTCCGCCGCCCATTAGCTCGAACTCGACTGCATACGTGTCTACATGACAAACCATCGCTGCGATGGTGTCATCGGCCGAGAGTAGACCATCGCTCGGTGTTGCGAAGTCTGCGGCGAGAACAAGATCGACCAACGTTTTGTCACGCTTGGCTTTGATCAGCGCCATGTCGTATCCGTACTCGCGCTTGGGCGCGCGGCCATGCCGCTTGCGTTCAACCATTACTGCTTCCAAGTGAACCTCCTTGTCGGGCCTGACAATCAGAGAGTGCGACCAAGAGAAGCGGGGAGAGGCCATAGCCCCTCCCCTGCACCTGATCGTCACCCAACCGGGACAGTAGCATCGAACCTCATTGGGCGTCAAGGGACTGCTGTACGGGCCTGTGAGGGCCAGGGAGCGCCGGATCGACCTTTCGGGTACCCCGCCGCTTTCCCGACCCTCACAGGCCGTACAGCAAGGCGTCAGAGGGGCTTCCCCGAGGGCGGGCACGGCTCCACCCCCCTGACCTTTGGGCGGGCCTCAGCCCGCGAGCTTTGTCAGGACGTTGTGACCTTGGCCACGCCGTCCGCAGGAACCTCAACCTTGGCCTTTGCGCCGACCATCGGCTCCATCGGCGTCAGGAAACCGATCACCAAATACGCAGCCGCGCTGCCAAGCCCCCACACGAACGGGGCAAGCTCGAACGCCTCGACGCCTGACTGAAAAACTTTGCAGACGTAGACAGCTACCGCGACGGCCATCGCACGGACATACATGCGAGCCTGCGGATTGTTGCGATACCAAGTGGTCATTGTCAGTTCCTCCTAGCAGCCGTGGATGTATTGGTAGCTGTTCGTTGCGGCGCGGTACCAAATGCAGTCGTAGTGACCGGCATAGGTGCCTGGGTAATCGGGTGGGTGGTAGTACGGCCCCCAATACAGGTAGTCGCCACCGCCGCACGCGCATCCGTCTGCTACTGCCGCCGACGCTGAGATTGTCAGCATGGTCAGCACTAGCCCTACGAGAATGATCAGTCGCTTCATTTCCTCTCCTTAGTAGAAGTTCTGCGTTTTCAGGTGGTAGTACGCATCAGATGGTTCTCCGTAGCGTCCGTCGATGTATGACAATCCCCAAGCGATCTGTCTCCGCGCGTCGTATCCAGCGTTCGCGCAGTTGTCCATGCGCTGTGGGATTCCGCACGCATCGCTATCTGGATTGTCAGCATGTTCGCTCCATCCGCTTTCGTGGTTCCAGAGCAGGTACAGAGAACACCATTCATCTCCGGTGTGCCACCCGTACGCTCGGGCCATCATGTTTCCTAGCGCGACGTTCGGGTTGTCACTCCAACAGCGAGGATCGACCTTGGGTTGCATCGCCCTGACTGTTTCGTTCCGTTCGATTGTCAGCCATGCAACCGCCTTGCATGACCATCGCTTGTGATCGCCACCCCCATGCCCACATACGAACCTGGCATGTTTGAGGTTTTCAGTCTGCGAAGCAAGGCGGGCTTTCAGTGATGCGCCTTTGGGCTTCGTGACTAGATGTGCCTGGGCTGTGCTTGTCCCGCCGAACATGAAAACCACCATGACGGCAGTTAGGGCCAGCTTACGCAACGTGCATCCTCCTTACTAGATGACAAAATCCCGACTACTTGGTCGGTCTACTCAGTTTTCAGGTTCAGATTCTTGACCCCCTTTCCCGCAGTTTCTCGCAATATGCAAGCGCGTTGCGCAACACTTCATTGTCAGTTTGTAGGTTGGCGATCAATCGGTTCAAGCCGTCGATGACTTGACCAATGGTGCCACTTTCGACTGTAGCGATCCCTGCCTGCTCTGCAATCGCGTCTACCTTCTGCGCCCGCTTGTACGCAAGGTATCCGAGCAAGAGGCTTGGGAACGCAGCGACGAGCGCCAACACCAATGCGCTGTTGAGAATGCCATGCCCCATTCAGTCTCTCCTCGCAGTCCACGGATTGATGAACGGTTCCAACAAAAGCGGCAATTCAAGTAGAGCCATGCCGACATAGAGAATCGGAAGCTGCAAGCTTCCTTTCCCGGTCAGGAACGGTTCCGTCGCGCCGAGCGCGATGAAAAGCATGAACCCAACCTCGGCTGCCATTGTCAGTCGTACAAGTCGCAGGTTGCGATAGACGTTCAAGAAAACAAACTTTGCGCAGGCGAGGAACATGAAAACCACGCCCCACACATAGTTTGGTGTTTGCCAGAGCAAGAACGTTGGGGAAAGGAACAGGAAGTTGAGGCCCAACAGTGTGCAGACACCGCCATAGGTCATGACAAGCAGCCACAGGTTTGGGTGGGTTTTCCGAATGTCAATCACGGCACCATTCACCACCGGCCCTTGACCAGCGACGCGGTGAAACCTTGAAGTCCTGTTTGTCAGCACAGGCATTGGGCCATTTCCGGTTGTCATAGTGCTCTCCTTCGATCAAGCTCCTCTACTGCCGTCCAGAACCAATCGGGCTTCGGCTTGGGGCCGGGGAGGTTCTGCCAGATCGGTTCACCTTCCGTCCACTCGTCATCGGTCGGAAGCGGCAACTTGAAAAAGCGGAGCAGCGCGCGGTACTCGGCCGCTGCCAGGTTGTCGATGTTGGCAAACATCCAAGCACGCTCGCCCACGTTTGTCAGGAAGCCATGCTCGACCAGCACTTCTGGCCCGAGCGTATCGACACGGCTGTAGCCGTAATAGCCCCTGAGTCCTCCGGTGTAGTTGTCAGTGTGATGTGGAGGATGGCCCGGCAACTTCATGAACTCCTCCGTGATCAGGGTAGCCAACGTCTTGTTGACCGCCCCCTTAGGGAAGCCCATTGAAAACCCGGACGCTGCGGCACTAGCCGATCCGTCTCCATGCAGGAAGATGGCCGCGTCCACCTTGATCCCGTTCTGGATGTCACCCGGTTGGTAGATGCCGTCGAAACGTCCATCGTCGTCCAGCATTTTCACCAGCCGGTCTGCGACTCGCTTGGTGAACTCGATCTCCCTGACTGTGCCGGTGCCACCCTCGAACCCCGGCTCACGCGGCGGATTGTGTCCCGCCTGTACGAGAACTCTATGCTTGGCCATGCTTTGTCACCGCCCTTCGAGCTTTGCTTTGGCCGCTTCTAGTTCGGCCCTGGTTGTTGCGAGTGATTCCTTTGTCACCTGAAGCTCCTGCTCGGCTCCGTCAGCCCGGTCAGACTCCATGTGGTACTTGATCACGTACTCCGCGAGGAGCAGCATGACAACGTTGATGTTCATGACGCCCGCCCTTCTTTGTCAGACAACGGTTGTGGCAACCGCGCGATCACGGCAATCCTGCGACCGCCAGGCTGCATCACCGGCGTCGGGTTGTGGTGGAAGCAGGTTAGCGTGTTCCAGAGCGCCACGTCGCCCTCCTGTAGCTCGATCTCCACCCCGTCAATGATCGTCGGCGCGACCATCTCACCGTCGCGGTACACCGCCAACATGGTTGTCAGGCCAGGTGGCCCGTCCACGTGTGGCATTGTCGTCTCATTTACCTGCACACTAGTTGTCAGCGCCGAACCTAGACCGATGAGATCAGTCCACGGTTCGAGCGGGTGCAACGACTCATCCCATCGGTACCCAGGCTCCAAGCTTCGAGCCAGATCCCCCAGGTGCGCAGCCAACCCGCGTCTGATGACAACAGGTTCTCTCAAAGCTTACCGATTTTCAGGGCGACGATTGACGGCTGGATGTTGTTGTGCGCGCCTGCGGTGACATTCTGAACCGCGCTGACGTTGGCGACCGAAGGGCCGCTAGTCGCAACATCGTCACCGAGATGCACCAACCCCGACGGGTTATCGAACGTCGCATCCCCCGTCGCAGGTACGTGCGTGTGACCCTGCATCGAGTGGTCATGTGCCATTTCTGCGCCTGACAACGTATGCGTCTTTGCGCCCCGAGTTTCGAGGATGGCATCCCAATCGACATCGCCGGTGTCCTGACCGACAATCACGCGGCCCTTGGTATTCGGCGTGGCGATTCCGCCAAGATGCGTTGACAAATCGGCGTAGATGCCTGTCGAGGCAGGGAGGTTCGAGCCGTCGTATTTCACCCACCCGGTAGGTGCGGCTGCTGCGAACCATGACAACGTTGCACCGGCCGGGAGCGACTTGCGAAGCCAGTTCGTTCCGTCACTGACATATTCGACTGCCTGATCGGTAGCCCAAAACGTCGAGCCTGGAACGACTGAGTTAGCGGCCGGTCGGTTGGCAAGCGTATTGATCAGAGAGTCGATTCCGAACGGCTGCCAAACACGTGCCACGTCAGAGCCGGTGTTCCACTCCCACTTGTTCTTTGTCGTGTTGAGCAACGCGAGGCCATACGGGGCACGTCCAGCGGCCAGGGCGTCTCTCTGCGTGGTGGTGAAAGCGCCGGGGATGAAACCTTCCAGACCACGGATGATCTTTGTCACTCGGAAGTCGCCTGAAAGCTGCGCTTCGAGCGAACCGATCCGTGAGAGCGTCAGCCCGGACTCACCGATCCGTACCGATCCCAGGTCGATTGTCTGTGTGAAGTCAACCAGGGCCGCTGCCGCTGCCTGAATTGCGTTCAGGTCGCCAGCGTAGAGCTTCCCGTTAGGGGCAACTCCCGTTGCGTCAAAGGTCTTTACTGCGATCATTTGTCACCCCTCTCAGGATTGAATGTTCTTGCCTGCGTTGTAGTTTTCAAGCACTTGGGCCGGGGTCAAGACTTCGTTGTAGAGCGCCACTTCATCGATGGGGCCGTTGAAAAACTCCCCGCCCGCCTGGTTCGCGCCGACGCGTGCAACGGTAGCGGTGTCTGTCAACACCTGCGGAGTGACAGCACCCGTTCTGTCCACAGCGTTGATCCAGATTTTTGCGTTCACACCGTCATAGGTGACAACAAGGTGGTACACGGTGGCTGCGGTGAGCGCAATCGTGGACACGGCGATGTTGGCAACTGCTCGGCTCTGCAAGTAGACGCCGCCGCTGTCTGTGTAGAGAGACAACGTTCCGGTGCCCTTGTCATACAGACGACCGACCGCACCGCCCGAGTCCCCACGAACCCACATCTCAAGTGAAAACTGGTTGCCGACATTCAACTGCGCAGCGTGCGGGATTGTCATGTATTGAGTTGCACCGTCTAGGTCATACGCCGCTGTGTCGTCGTTGCCAGTAGCAACGAGGAGGCCCGGTGACGCAACTGCGGGTGGCGCACCGACCAGCGTGCCGTTGTTGCCATAGCCCGAGGCGTCATTCGCGTTTCCGTCCAAGCGGCTGTACCACACAGGTTGCTTGTTTCGTACCGTCCTGAAATAGCTCAGAGCATTCGCCTTGGAGTTGTCAATCGTGACTGCGATCCCGGCAGGTGTGACCCGTTGAAGCTCTTTCAGGAGTGACGGAATGTCAGGGGTAATCGAGCTTTTGATCCAGACCGCGTAGGCATAGGCGCGAACGTCCTCGTAGACACGATACGCCCCGACCAGGCTAGACACCCCTGACAACATAGACAATCCGCCAGCCGAAAGCGACAAACCAGAGGGGGTGAATGACAACGCGTCACCAAACGTCGGCATGATAAACCCTTCGACAATCGATCTCACCCGAGATCGAGTGAATGGCCCGTACTGAAGCCGAGGCTTAATGATCGCTCGACGTTGAGCGTCAGTCTTGCCAACCGGCGCAATCGGTACCCGAACGATGTCCTCCCACAAGCTCAGGTACTCGCTCGCCGTACTGACAAACATCTCCTCCCCGAGATGATCAATCTCATCGATACACGACTGAACGATGTCCATGAGGACTTTTCGCGTCTGACCAAAGTTCGAGTCCTGGTTTTCAGGCCAGAGGCCAGGCGGCGAGAGTTCGATGAACGCGAGTTCCGCGTCCGTGTAGGTGCCCTCGGGGAGAAGTGTCGGCTGACCGATCATGTGACGGTGATCGTTCCCGGCACGCGCTTCTGCGTGGCCGTCGCTGTCTGATCAGTTGCCGGTGTGCTGACAACCACAGTAGCCACCCCTGGCAGACCGAAGATCGCATCGATGAGTCCTGCGATGTAGACGGTGCCGCCGACTGGAACGGCATTGATGTAGTCCGTGATCGCCTCCTGCACCGACGCGGTGACATCCGCGAGCAGATACCCACCTGCCAGCGTGATCGCCACAGTGACATTCGTAGAAACCTGAGTGAACGTGGCCACGTGAATCGTGATGTTGGCAATGTCGCGCATTGTCAGGTCTGCGAGAACTGCCGCGATGACCCCGGCACTCGGGATCGATCCATTCGGCCCTGCGATCCTGACTGTGACATGCCCCGGTGTGGCGACGCCCACGTTGTCATTGTTGAACGCCGTGGCTGAGTCAACACCCTCGATGGCCTCGGCCCACGATTCGAGATCGGCCATCGAGCCGGTGCGCGGGTTGCGGATGAAATCGAGCAAGCGGGCACGGAATGTTTCCATGTCCTCCTCGTCCGTAGCCCCGGCGAACGTGGTGGTGTTTGTCACGTCCGTTACGCCGTCCGGCACCTGCACAAGCTCGCGGATCGCGCCGATGACCGCGTTGTATGCCACCCCCGAGTCCTCGGACTCGCCTGCGACTGAAATCCGCTCGGCCGTTGACTCTACCACCGGCGCACCTACCAGCGCCGTATCGTTGTCAGTCCCGGTAGTGGTCACGTTGTTGGCGAACGTCGCGTTGAGCGCGTCCACGTTCTGCCACGCCCCACCGTTCAGACGCCGGTAGAGCTTCCTGGCAGTCGTGCCAGGGCCACCGGCAGCGACCACGGTGATTGTCGCCTGCTTGTTGATCGCCAACACCAGGGCATTCGACGCCGGGCCAATTTCAGTCTCCCCTGCTGCTGTGACAAACGAGTAAGCCCACTCGTACGTTCCCGCTGGCAGGGCACCTGCGCCACCGTCCGTTGCGACGGGCGCTGCGGGATCGCCAGGATTCGGGATCACCGAGTCGGCCGTTGTCAGGTAATAGAGAACATCACCCTCGCCTACGTCCACACCGACCATCGCGCCGGTCAAGATCGACGTGCCGCCAGCGCCAGTGAACATGAGCGTGCCAATCGCCTTGGTTCCCTGCTTTACTGACAAGCCGTACTGTTCGCCGTGACGACGAAGCTCGACAAGGTTCGCGGAAGTGACAAAGATGTTGTCCCGCTGAATTTGGTTGGCCAGGTACACGCCCTCCAATACCTCTGCCATGACTTCAGCGAAGATGCGAACGTTGCCGTCCTCCTCCACGTGGATGTCAGAGATGCGAGACTGGTATCGCTGAATGATGTCAGCGACGATCTGATCGCGGTTCCTGTAGATCACGTCAGCCTCTATCGGCATGACAATTCCTCTCCGAAGTAGTAGTCATGCGTCTCGATCAGAAGCGCGGCCCGTTCTCGCTTGACAATCAGCCAAGGAAACAGTTGATCAAGTACGTTACGCGCATTGGCACCGTAGCATTGCCAACGCCAAGATTCCTTCTGCTCAGGTCGATTCGGCCGAAGCAGAACGACGCTGCCACATCCAGTGACAACTTGAATGCGACGAATGATCTCCTCGTTTGTCATGGCAACTGCCATCGTGATCGCGCATCGCTGGTTTCGACGCTTGGTATCGAAGCACGTACCCTCGCCATCGAATAGGCCCGCAAGCCAAGCGACCTCTATTTCAGACATCTCTCGGGCAGGAACACCCCGCGTCTTGCCGCCATTTCTAGTCCATACTTCGATTGGCATTTGTCACCCCCTCCTAGATTGGAAGCTCGAACGTCAGGGACTCGCCCATTCGATCCTCGACGGGCACGCCTGCATCGCTCGACCTGATTGTGTAATCGATTCGCATTTTCACTCCACCTATGCCTTCTTCTTCAACCACTACGTCTGTCAGTTCGATGTCGTCTGACATCGGGGCAAGCGCCTCGTCCACCATGAGCCGTAGCTCGCGCAGCACGCGGCCGCGAGGGAGACGTACAGCCTCCTCCAAGCGACTGCCGAGCGCGCCGTCTGATGGATCGAGCGCCCATGCCCGTCTGACAATTCTGAGACGAGTCCGAATTCGTTGTGCGATGACCTGTTCACCCTCGACACCCTGAAAGTCACGATTGCCACTGAAAAGCCAATCGCCGGTGACAGGATCGATTGCAAGATCGTATGCCATACCGCCCTCCTAACCCACGTAGCTTCCAGCGCGTGACAAAACTGGCCCCAAGCACTTCGGCAAACGGCGACTACCCATCTGCCGCAGGACGACGACTAGCTCGCCCACCTTCGGGACTTCCGGTTCTATGAGCGCCGTCTTTTTGTCAACCCCTGTTGGTGTGGTGTCGTAGTAGGTGACAATGTGTCGCAGGCCGACAATCGGGATCGCCTGGTCGCCATACTCCTTGAGCCAGACAAGTTTCTTTGTCACGTCTCGCTTGACCACTTTGCCGTAGGTGACTTCGTGCGGCGGAATGCCGCGCCGAATCTCCTCGAAGATCGCATCGTAGTCTCTGTCATTCAGCCCCACGCTATCCCCCAAAGTCCGTGACAAATGGGATGTACCAATCGAACAGCCGTCTCGCGCCATAAAAGCTGTCGCGGTAGTACGGCGAGTTGAGCGGACTGATTTTCACCACGTCGCCTGTGTGCGGCGCGTGGATGAAATGTCCGTCGTTCAGGTAGATGCCGACATGGTGGATGTCGCCTCCGCTGGCGAACAGTACCAAATCCCCTGAGATCAGGTTATCCTTGTTGACTTTTTTCAGCGAAGTGTTCGAGGCAATGCTGTACGTGGTCGGCCTGGACGAGTTGGCAAAGAGTCGGCGCGCGTCTCCACCGGCAGAGTTGGCACCGCCAATGATGAGGCCCGAGCAGTCGAAGCTCGCAGGGCCGGAAGCTCCCCACTCATACGGCTTGCCGATCTGACGGATCAGGTAATTGACAAATTTGCGAGCATCGTCCGGTGCGTTGTTGGGCATCTTGACCGGAAAGCGTGCGCCAGTCGCGTCTGTGACAACAACATCGGTTTTGTCACCTTCAGGTACCGAGTTGCCAGACGCCTCGATGTCCTCTGTCAGCCCCCGATAGCGGGTGTTCCAGATTGCCTTGACCGAATCGCGGTACCTGACAGCCGCAGTACCCGCGCCATTGTACGCCTGCACGCCGATCCAGATTTGATCCGGCTTCTGTGGATCAAGTCCTGACAACTTTCCGGCGAACGCTCGGGCGGCTGCGCGGATGTTTGCCTGCGGAATCCACCGGCCACCCTCGAACTCGTCACTCTTGCCGCCATAATCGTCAGCCCACTCCTTGTAGCCTCGCGTTGTCAGTTGAAATGGGCCAACTCCACGCTCACGGTCGAACGGGTTGCCAACGGTACCCGGCTGGTTTGCGAACTCGCGCCTCCATTGCTCGACCGCTGACATGCCCTGAGCAGCGCCAGGAGCGCCAGGAGCGCCCGTTCCGCTGCCAGACGTAGGTTTGGGGTACCATTCCGTGTCGCCGCTCTCAGGGACGTTTCTGAAGCTCGTCTCTTTGTCACAGATCGCAAGCAGAATCCCGAGGAAAAGATCGTAGGGCCAACCGTCGTGAAATTCCTGCGCGGCCGACGCGAACGAGTTGGCCCACCGGATGCCAGTCTGTCGCAGACCGGCTCCCACATCGCCCGGAAGGATGTCATCGGCAGGATCAGCTTCGAGAATCGGATCACTCGGGACGCGGCGCGAGATCGCGTAGTTCTTTTCACGCAGCCTGACTTCCTGAATGTACCCCTGCGGCCCGCCGATCAACCGAACGCCGACGATGAAAAAGATCCCATGCAGTCCCATGTCCGGCACGTTCAACTCGGCCATGTAGTTCTGCCTGACAAGTCGGCCGGTCGCCTCGAAGGGAATCGTCACTGACAATTCAAGCGCACCCACCTTGCCCTCGAAGATTTCCTCCCACGCCTCGACCAACGCTTCGCTGCGGTTCTTGGCGTCGGTTGAAGTGACAATCTTGATCGGGCGCTTTTTCCATGAACGCACGGAGGGGTCGGTGGCCTGAGCGACGAAACCGAGATCGCCGCGCTCACCGAACACCCACACTTCCCCTGATCTGCGCTGCGTGTCCTTGGTGATTGTCACCTTCTCCACCGGAATCCATCCCTGCCGGGTCGCCGTCTTGGTCGGGATTCCAAAGAAGTAGGTCGGACTGACAGCGTAGTTCAGTTTGTCAGCGATCAGTGTGCCGTCCGGCTCCTGCCAAATCCACATCTTGCGATTACGGTAGATGCGGTACCACGACTCCCAATACGACTCTGAGCCGTCGCGGTAGAACTTCTCTACACCTGTCACCCGAGCGAGCTTCATGCGCGTGAACCCGAGCGCGCTGGCCTCGCCCTTGACAAACACGTCCGGCCGCAGCTTGCGGAACTCGCCAGGGGGTGCTTGTGAATCGGTCGCAACGGAGGAGATGTCACGCCCCGCAATCGAGATCACGTGATCTTCGGACGAGTAGCTGACAACATCTGCGATCCCCGTTGAGAGATGCGTGACGTTCTTAGCTCGGGGAGAATCCGTGAAGATCGTAGCTCGAACCTCATTGTCACGATCCACCAGGAATTTCAGTTCAGGTGTCGGTGAACCGAGATCGATGCTGAACGAGTCCGAGTCTGAATCCATCGCCGTGTCGATGGCAAACGCCTCGATGCTGGTCGATGGAAACTCCCGGTAGCCACGCCGACCGATTTCAGCCGTGATCAGGGCACGCACACTGATCATCGTGTGGCCTCGATGTGATCCTCGATCATTGAGATGGCTTTGTCAGTCACGTATTCGGCTGCAAAGAAACCGTCCGCGATCCTGTCGAATGCGGCAACGCGAAGCGGGAGCTTTTGGTTCGGGTACTTGCGCTCCCAAGCTCGAAAGGTCTGCGCGATTTTCACGTAGACGTTGTTTACCTTGCGCGCCATTGTCATCTAGTAGTAGACCACCGTGCCCACCGGCAGCCGGTAGTCAGGTGCTTTGTGCGACGGAATGTCTCGGGAGTCGAACCACTTTGCGTTCGCCCTGATCGCGTAAAGCTCTGTCCACCGTGCCCCGTTCCTGAAAACCGCGTACGCGATCTTCCGCAGCGTGTTCGACTGCGAGTTTGCTTTGAACTGTCGCGTACCCCTGCCCTTGCCGGTTGTGCCTCGCCCCTGATCCGGTTGCGTCGGCCCGGTGTTCGGTGCCTTCTTGCCGGTGCCTACCTTGACGACTGAAAACTGGTACTCGATGTCCATTGTCCGTTCGTCCTGAGCGTGGTTGAAAGTCTCACGCTCGGCAACGACGTACTGAAGGTTGGGGAGGATGCCAGGAAGGTGCAGGATCTTCCCGCGCTCGGGCGTGTCGGCGTAGAAGATCGCGCGCAACGCGTTCATGTTCTCCACGCTTGTCCAGCCGGGGAACGTTCCTGACAACGTGATCGTCGTCTCGGACTTGTGCGTCACATCTACGTCAAGCTCGATTTCACCCAGGTACTTGTGACGCCCAAGCTCGGCCTGATCCTGAAGCTCGAACCCCTGCACCCCGAGCGGCCAGATGAAAGCCCGACCGCCAGGGATGGCAATGTACGGACGCGCAAAGTCGTCCTCGGGATCGAGCATGTACGCGGCTGTGTCAGTCGGTGACAAGTCCGTGTTGATTCCATGCCGCAGCGCCGGGGAGTCCGGTGGCCGATCCTCATTGTGTGGATACGGGATGTGAGCGATGGCTACTCACCTACTTTCATTTCAGCAAGCAACGCCCAATCGTAATTGTCAGTGGCAAACTGATCTTTGGGCTGAATTCGTCCTCGCACTCGTCGTTCCTGAAAAGCAATTGCGATGACTGCCTGATCGTGTTTTTCAACCAAATACGGAAGCAGTTGCCGCAGAACCTCAGCGGCGTCTTGTGTACAAACCGTCCACCACCATACATCCTGACTAGCTGGCCTCCTGACGGTGCCACCGAACATCGACTGCAACTTGTCAAGTGCAATACGACGTTTTTGACTGACAACCAACTTGAGCACAAATCGAACACCGCTAGAGGTTGTCTTACACTTCGCCTTTGACAAAGAAACACATCCTTCGCCATCGATAAACCCCGCAGCCCAAGCAAGATCAGTTGGAATGTGAGTCATTGTCACCTACCCCCTTGCGGCCCACGCCGCTGCGCTTTCTTTTGGCCTCGGAATCGCGGAGCGCCCTGCACGTTGTCAAGCTTGACCGGCAAGTAGGGTTCCTTGTTTGCGATGCGAAGCAGTTTGTCAAGATCCGCAGTCGGGACAAGGTGGACGGTGACGCCTGCCTCGCCCTGGATGTGAACACCGCCACCCCGACTCGGCCGTGCTGACAATCCACGATCCAACCGCTTGAGCCGAGCTTCAGCCGTCGCCGCTGAGATGTACCGATGCGAAAACGCTGACAATACCTCTTGCTGATCGTCGGTCGGGCCTTCGTGGAATGACAATCCAGTAGCCCGAGTCGAACGACCGAGCTTTGCAAGGAACGGGAAGCCCTTTGGCACCCGGCGTGCATCGCCTGAAGCGATTGCTCGCCTTGTGAATTCGTCCTGAAGCTGCTGCGCCGCGATGGGGGTTCCCAAAAGCGCCGCCGTTGCCCCTGTCGCTTTCAGTCCAGTCGCCAGGTTCTTTCTGCTCCACAGCGGCACCACCGGAGGCTTAGTCGTGCCGCCGCCAGTACCCGTCCCTGTCGGTGCGCCAGGCATGAACCATGAGAGCGGATCGATGACAACCCAATACGGGTTCGAGCGCGAGCCTGAACGTGTTTGTCCTTCGCCTGTAGCTGAAAACGCCCCGAGTCCAGAACCGACGACTGACGCCGCCGCAAGCTGCGGTGCCCGCGTTGCGAGGCCAGGGAAACGGCCCATGATGTTTTTCAGGCCAGGGATGCGCGCTGCGCCCTTCCCGAGCATTCCGACGATCCCCGCGCCGAAGATCAGCCTAGAGGCCAACGCTGCCCCGCCTACGGCCCCCACAGCCCCCGTAACGGCCGACGGGTTCTGATCGGTAATCCAATCACCAATCCGGTTGATCTGCATGGCGATGGGCCGCAGCGCCGGGTCAGCACCGCGAGCAACTGTCAGGCCCACGTTGCGCTGAATCTGCCCAAGCTGCTGATACGCCCTTTGTCTGTTTCGCTGCTCGGCCATCTGCTTGCCAAGCTCCGCGTCTTTGGCTTTGTTGATCCCGTCAACGAATTTTTCAAGCGCCGGGATTCCACCCTGCGCCATGAGGTTGAGGAACTGCCTGAAAGATTCCTGACGGCCAAAGAGCTTCGAGGCCAATGTCAGGTTGATACCTGACGCACCCGAGCCAGCGATAGCCGCGTCGTCGTCCAAGCCCTCGACACCGAGCGCCATCGGGTTCGAGAAGCGAGCGCCATTCGGGGCTACCGCCTGCATCATCTTCTGAAGCACCTGAAAACCGCCAAGCGCGCGCAGTTGCGACGGGTCAGTTGGCAGACCGGCCTGCCGAAACGCTTTCATCTGATCGTCGGTCTGCGGCCGGATGATCTCGGACGCGAGCAACTGCGTCACGCCTCGACCGATGACAGCCGGTGAACCACCGGAGCGAGCCGCGAGTCCGTACACGGCCCAAATCTGCTCGGGGGTCATGCGCGATGCGGTCTGCGCGGCACCGAGTCGGCCAATGTCACGCGCGATGTCCTCACCGCGAACAGTAGGCGTCTCTTGCAGAACGCGAGCGATGATGTCACGCATACGTGCGCCCTGAGCGCCAATGTCACGCGGCGTACCGGGAGGGGTGGCACCGATGATCATTCCGGCGACACCACCGCCGAGCGCCTGCGGGTCTGCACCTTCCGCGAACATCGAGATTTCAGCCATCGTCTTTGCGTATTTGTCAAGCATGTTGAGTCCACGCTGACCACGTACGTCGTCACCGAACGATGAGTAGAAGCGGATCATGTGCTGCTGGATGTCATCGACGGCGATCCCGAATCGGTTGCTCAGGTCGATGGCGATGTCGCCAACCTGATTCAAGCCGCGCCCGAGACTTGTCAGTTTGCCGTTGGAATCGATCTCTCCCGCAAGCGCATCAATTTCACCCAGGCGGTCAAGGAACTGGCCGAGGCCACTGACAGCGGACGCTGTTGCGTACACCGTGGCCCCGGCCAGCGCGTATCTGATCGTCGTACCGACCGCGCGCATCTGCTGACCCCACAGCCCGAGGTTGCGCGTGTGCGAACGAACCTGCCGGTCGAAACCGACAAGCCCGCCGATGTTCCGCTCGATGTCAGCCCGAAGCTGCGCACCGTGCGAAGTCCAGATGAGATTAAGTCTGTAGTCAGACGACACTGAAAACCCTCGCTTCGATAGCTTCGATTACCTCAAGCGCGCCTGCTCGTTTCAGGATCAGATGTGGAGTAATTCGTTTGAGGATTTTCAGGATGTCCTCACGTCGATTGACTGCAAGCACACGCATTTCCCGAGTGCCATATGCCTTCCGGCTTTGCTTGGCGATACGGCTCTGACAAACGATTCCGTTGACGTTCAGGAAGGTTTCCAACGCGTGAATTACGTCAGACGTTTTGTCAACCTGGCCCCAGGTGATCTGGAAATGGATTCGTTCCTTTTTGTCAACCCACCACAGGATCGAGCCATCACCGTCAGTGAAGCCCGCCACGTAAGCCCATGTCATCGGTTTTGCGCTACTCACTCAGGCTCCTTGTTGTCAGCCGCCGCGTAGCGTGCATCTTGCTCCGCGATGTTTGCTTCGGGATCGGCAAAGATGGCCTCGATCTCTCTGCGCCGGTCTGACTTCTCCTCCTCTGACAACGTTGCGAGATGGGAGACATCTTCGCCGGGGCGGTAGACCTCATCCTTGAACCGATCTGCAAGCTCCTTCATCTCCTGGGGGTTGAACGGTTTGTGACAAACCTCGCAAGTGACAAGTCGTCCGTACGCTTCTGCTTCTAGCTCGTCTACACACCAAGGGTGGACGGCGGCTCGTCGCTCGTCCCAATCAATTTCAGTGTGGAGATAAGTGAGGGTGAGTTGTCCAGGGGTAGACCCGCCGGAAGGGTCATAAAGACTCCCTTTAGATGCCACCACGGTTTTCCAGAGAGAGCGTTCCAGTCGATTGTCACCAACGCTTTTTTTAGCTCGTCCAGCCTCTCGTCGTCCAACCCGTCGATGGCAGGCGAACTGAAATCGACCATGCGCTGATAGCACTCGCTCAGGTAGTTGATCTCGGTCGGCTCCAAGCCAACCTCGGGATCGAGCATCTGTTCGAGCGAATCGAACACGCGCCGTTCGTGATTGTCAGGATCGCGCAGGCAGTAGAGCAACGTGCAGACCTGCATGGTGCGATCCCGAAGATCGACGCCGTAAACGTTTTCAGGCGCAGGAATGTCTGCGGCCTGTTCGAGTGTCCACTGATACTCCTTCTCGATCAGCGGCACCATTGCGAAGCCGATGCTCGGTCTGTCAGGGAGAGTCACGTAGTCGGGCGCTTGCTGACCCATCCTGATCTTGGCGATCCGCCGACTCTCTTTCATCCTGTCAAGGATTTCACTCACGACTCATTCCGCCCTTCTTGATTGTCTGGATGTCAGCCGCCATCTCGGGTGTAGTCGTCGTGTCCCACCCGACCGGCAGCGCGTACAAGATCCGGTTGCAACAGTGTGTCTCAGCCCGGATGACAAACTCGCTGAGTTTGCCAGAGCCACCTGAACCAAGCTCCGTCACTTCGGGGTCGAGCTTCCCGCAGAACGGACAAACAGGTGGCCCTGGCTCTGCCATGACAATCTGCTCCTCTTTCGCAAGAGTGAGCATCTGCTCAGTGGCCTCAGCGTTTCGTTCGACCGCCGCGATGAGGCGATCCATTCGGTTGTCAGTCCCGCCCTTCTTCATCGCTAGTCCCTCACGTAGCCGGGAACGGAGATGTTGCAGTTGAGCGTCACCTGCTCCTGGCCGCTCTGGATGCGAATGAGCGTCCAGTTGCATCCCCGGTACACGTTGCGGTCGTCTCCGCGTCTTGTCATCGACTCGAAGTCCCGCAGCGTCTTGAGACGACGCTCGTTGTTCATGCCCCTCGCCACGCCTCTTTTCAGGAGGATGGCCGAGAACGTAATCTCGTCCTCGTCTGCTCCGCGTACTGTGCGGAGGACAGGGCCATCGACGCCGAACGCTCCCTGAAAACGTACCTCCTGCCGGAACTCCTCCGTCATGTCTTGCGTTGCGGCGAAGTCCTCACCGGCAATGAAGATGCCGAGATCAGGTGCGTTGAGTGCTTCGAGCCAGGCCACCCTAGCTCACCCCCTCGAACGAACGGGTAACGCGACCGTCCGTAATGGTTCCTTCCATGATTTCTGCCATCCTTTCTTCGATGTCCTCGACGGCCTTGATCGCCTCGTCGTTCTTGACAATCAGATACGGCAACATCGCATAGAGCATCTTGTAGACGTTTGCCACACCATTGACAGCCAGAGCGAACGAGCCGCTATGACCCTTTTTCAAGCGATCAGGCCGATGATGGATTTCGACAGTCGCCTTGATTCCTTCGATTTCAAGGAAAGTGACAATGGCGTCAAGAACTTCTCGACGGTTCTGATAGATTTTCAGCCTACTTTGCCGCCGAATCGTTCCACGCGTCTGCCGACCAACACGGCAATCCACACAGCCTTCGCCATCGAAGAATCCAGCGACGTAAGCCCATGAGATCGGCAACCATGCCATTGTCAGTTTCCTCCTCTCTTAGACCGGGATGACAAGCTGTGCGTCAACGAGGATCGTCTGGATGCCCCGGATGACCTCGCCCTTGTAGCTGACCGTGACAGACTTGTTGTCAGCCGACGGGATGATCGCCACACCGTAGCCAGCCGTTCCGTCAGGCTGCGTGAGTGGCTTGACCCAATTCGACCGCTCGGCAAGCAGCGCCTCGACACCGGCCTTGAGATCGTTCCGGTTTGTCAGGGTGTTGCCGCGACGAAGGAAGTTCTGCGTTTCCGCATAGTCCCTCACGTCGATGAAAAGCTGATCCACGATCAGCCTTGTCATCACAGCGTCGAACGTTGTGTCAGTCGTCCACGTGGTGCGAAGGTGCGCGATCTCCACGCCCCCATAGCGTCCACGCCGAAGCATGGAGACACCGCCCTGAAGCAGAGTCTCCATGTCGTTGACGGCGACACCGGCCGTGACCTTGATCCTGAACATCGGCAAGCCGGTGGAATCGCGCTCGACATCCGTGAAGGCAGCGAGCCTCATGGTGTCCAGATCGTCTGACAAATCGCTGTTCTTGGCGACCTCTGCTGCTACAGCCGCAGCCGCGTACGCGCCCGTACGGAGTGTGCCGTTCTCGTCGTAGAAGCCAGGGGCAACGAGGACAGCCCGCTTGGAAGCGATGGCGGCAGCCGCCGTGATCAGGTTGGCCGACGAAGTTGCGTTCGCCATGCCGACAAAGGCCACCTGCTTGTTCTGGATCAGTTCTGCGTTTTCAGCCGAGTCCGCAAGTGCGACGAGATCGGCCTGGGTGATGGAGTCTGTCAGCCGGATACGCAAGTCCGGGTTGGCCTCTTGAATTGCCCACGCCGCCTGACGCTGCGGGAGAGTCGGCCCTGCGGCTGAGGCCGAGGCAACTGCCGTGACCTGGGGAACCCCGCGACCGAGAACGAACCTGACAAGCAGGGCCAACGGTGACGCTGGCCCAAACAACGTGTCAGCCTCCGAAGGACGCGTGATGACAGCCGGGACGAGAATCGCCTGTGTGCCGCCCGCGTCCTTCTGCCCTTCGATCCCGATGGGGAGATAGAGCGCCTGTGAAAATCGCGGCCCGAGGCTAGTCGCGTCTTTGACTTCGGGGTACAACTGACTCATGCTTTTTCACTCCTTCCGTGCTATATGGTTATTTCAAGAGTTTCATCGATTGTCAATCCCGGTTCCTGTTCCACACCGTCGATGAACTCGATGGGCGTTTTCTTTGTGCGAGAGTAGACCCGCACTCGAAGCTCCGCGTCAATGATCCTGAAAACAGGAAGATCGTTGATACGGTCTACCACGTGTTGACCACCTGAAAAAGAGAGAATTTCCACTCCGTCTGTCACCGCCATGCAGCGTTCGCGGGCCGACGGGCCGTTGAACAGGCGATCAAGGTCTTGGCGAGCTTCGAGTCTAGCAGAGGAACCGCCTGACTCCACACTTGCCCACACGCCTACGTTGATGTCTACTTCATGACAATGAGCCTCCCATTCCTCTACGGTACCTGCGATTTCATCGAACGCTTGATTCACTACGTTGTCACCAAACCCAAAGAACATCTGGCGCGGATCATCGATCTCGAAGTGGATGATCGTTGACTTGAATGGCATCTTTTTGGCGAGCGCGTCAGCGGGCGGGTACTCCATGATGACCTCGTACACCTGGGGCGTGTCGGTGACAAGATCGCCCATCTCACCAAGGATGTAGTCCCGCAGCGACTCAGCGAGTGATGTGGCCCACTTGTCAGGATTGAAAGTTGTCATCGTGTCGTCCTCAGTAGACCTTGACGTGCGGCCCACCGATGCTGACTTGGAATCCGAGGCCGAGCCGATGTGGTTCGCACATGGCTTGTCATCGGCGCGGCTAGGAGTGTGCTGCCCTGCATACGTGCGGAGAAGCTGCGGAACCGACCCTTATTGTCACGCAGACTCCCAAACGTTTCAGACATGATCCTCTCAGCGAAGCGCGTACGCTGGATGAACCGAAGGGTTGCGACCCCTGACATTCGCAAGATGGGTCGGCGCACTCCTCCACCACCCGCGACGATTCCGTGTTCGACCATCCAAGCCCCCCGCTCCTCATTGAAAACCTCCCACGCTCCGGGTGACACTCTCCGCACGCGCCAGCCTCGTCCTGACGCTCCGGTGATCCGCCTGACAGGGATCGTGCCAGCGCGTCCACCGGGAGCTTGAGCGCCCCGATAGTACCGCATTGCGTAGCCCTGCGTCGTGTGAGCCATGAGCCTCGCCGCCAGACCCATCACGTCTGAAAACTCTTTGCTACCCGTACGCATCGAACGGATCAGCGTGTCGATTTCATCGAACGTCTGCCGACTGATTCCGTAGCCCTGTGGGATGACATATCTAGCCAACGTTGCGCTCTGTTTTCACCAAACGCAGGCCGACTTCCCAATGGTGCGGGCCACCACCACTCGGGTCAGGGATCTTATTGCCACTGACAACGATATACCTGCGTCCGTCGTAACGAACGTAGTCCTCACCGCCCATCGACCAGCTAAAGAAATCCAGATCGACACCGTTCCATGACAACGGGAAGATACCAAGGTGATCGTCCATTTCGACTTCACCGAATAGCTGTTGCGCATACTCGGCTGTCAGGCGGCGCACCGCGCCTGCCTGCACCGGCTGGATGAATGCTTTTACCGGCAGACTGACAAGCACCGTGGGGATGAGTCCCTGTTCGTTGCACATCGGCGGCGGCGCAACCGGCGCAGGCCCGACAACATTCGGCAAGTTGTTTTCATTCACCGGCGGCACAATGTCTGCCCACTGACCGATTTGCACCAGCGCGCCATCATTGAGACTGCGATACAGGCGAATGCTTGTCACCGGGTCAGGCGGGAAGTCGGCCGCATGGAACTCCTCAAAGATAACCGACACGATCTCGTTGAGCGTGATCAGCGGTGCTGAAAACGTAGTCAGCTTATCGAACACCGCATGGCCTGGGATCTCCCATCGGTACCCGACCACATACCTGACAGAGCCAGTGACATTGCCACCACCGCTTGCGACGGCCGCGAAGGGCACATCCCCCGGCTCGTACGCGACCTCGACTGGCTGATGCCATTTCAGGTTGCGATATCCGAGCGATGTCAGGCAGGGACAAGGTGTCCCGGCACCTTCGCGGTGGTATTCCGCGTCAGAGCCGTTTACTGACAACAGGGCGTTGAACCTAGCGATGTTACTCATTTTCACTCATAGCTGATCGTGATAGCCGTCCGTGAGTGATCCCAGGAGATCGTTGAGATGCTGCCCATGCCGGTCGGGTCGATGTCAGGCAACACGAAGATGTAGGAATTGGTGATCCCGAGAAGCCGGTTCGCTTCCTTTGTCAGATAGTCGATCAGGTCGTCCAGACTCGTCTTGGCGCTTGAATCGGACTTCTGACTGACAAGCCCCGCTGTGTAGCTCTCGCCAGCGGACGCACTCAAGAGGAAAGTCTGGATTGAGGTACGCGCCAGCGCCATAAGGGTCAACCCCTCCATGTGTCGCCAGCTAACGCTACCTGACAATGCATCGTACGGATCTTCCAGCCCGAGCAGGGTGGCAACAAGAAACTCTGTCTCCTGCACGACGATAGCCTCGTTCAGCGTTGCATCTCGTTGAAGCACCCTTGTCATGATCTCATGGACGAGAGTGCGCGTACCACCCTGAAGCGCGGCGGACGGCTCGCCAATGATCCCGGCCGCTGTTTCCCAGGCGATTGAAAACCACTTGTCAACGGCCGTGGCCAACGAAGTCGTGTATCGAGTGATGTAGGACGGGTAGTCGCCAATCTCGGTGACAACTTCAATCTCGGCGTACGGGCCTTCCTCGGCTGCGCTTTCATAGATGTGCAGCTTGGCAATGTCAGGATCGCCCGGTGGTACAAAGTCAAGTCTAACTTTCGCCATCGAATCCCACCTTTGTCAATTTACCCTTCTCAGGGATGGTTGCGATGATCACGACTTCTTGGAGTCCGGCTGCGGTCAACTGCGCATGGATCACAGCTTCCGCGCCTATCAGTTCTGCTCCTTCAGTTCCGGCATTTGTCAGTACGGCCTCTTGGATCTGCGCAGCGGTGAGGAAGTGAAGCTCGGTGCCGTCCATCCAGAAGCCGGTTAGGTACTCGGCCAGGCCCGAGAGCAACGCGCGAGCGACAATGCTACCAGCCCGTGCATACTCCTTTTGCTTGACCGCTATGATCGAACCAACCGCAACCAAAGTACCTGTTCGGGTAGCGATGAAAACGTCAGCGCCATAGAACTTGCCCCCGGCCAGGATCACTCCAGTTTTTGTCACCGTGGCCGACTTGATTCCCGCACCGAACGCCTTTGCCGCCAGGAACCCACTCTCGCCATAGACCGTGGCCTTCGCGCCTGAAACGCGACCGTCTGCCATAATCGTACCGGGCTTGGGCGCTGCTTCCCTCTGCGATGAGCCTGACAATAGCGCCTTGGCAATCAGTGAGCCTACCTCACTCATGGTAGCCGCGTCAGCACCCGCCAAAAGCCCCCGAGCAGCAATGAAACCCGCTTCAGCATAAGCAATGGCATCCGCACCTGACAAAAAAGCACCGGAAGTAAGACTGCCCGTTTCGTTGCGAATTGTAGATTTCATTCCCGATGAAAACGCTGACGCAAGCAAGCTGCCGGTTTCGGCACGCTGCGATGAGTCGCCACCTGACATAAAAACGCCAGCAACAATCGAGCCAGCTTTACCTGCTCCCTCCTTGATCGAAGCACCGAACGCTCGCGCCGACGCCAGGATCGAACCAAGCCGCGAAAGCGTTGCTGTGTCTGCCCCACTTATCAGACCTGACGCCTGAATGGTTCCAGCCTCAGCGAACGTCGAAGCATCGATGGCTGACAAAAACGCAAACGCAAGAATTGTGCCTGTCTTGCTTCGCTCCCATACGTCAGCACCAAATACCCGCACACCCGTTGTCAATGAGCCTGCTTCGGCGCGCTCACTGACATCCGCGCCAACCAAGATTGCGCTTGCGATCAGAGAACCCAACTCGGGATGTTCAGCCACATCGATACCTGACAAAAGACCACCCGCAAGGATAGAACCAGCCCTGGGTGCGAATTCCTTCACCCTCGTACCTGACAAAAGCGTCTGCGCGATTAATGCGCCCGATTCCGCACGTTCGCCTACGTCAGCGCCACCCACAAGCCCTGTAGCGATAAGCGAACCAGTTTCCGGGTGTTCGGTCGCATCGACACCTGTGAGCGCAGCCAGCGCCAAGAGAGCGCCTGTTTCGGCCATCGTTGCCGCATCCGTCCCTGCAAGCAGGCCCGAAGCAATGAGTGATCCCGCTTCCGCCCTTTGGGACGAGTCGCCGCCACTCTCCAATGCCGTTGCCAACAAAGCGCCGGTTTCAGATGACTGAAAAGCGTCTGCGCCTGATACGCGAGTAATTGTCATCACTGACCCGGTGCGTTCACGTGTTGACGCGTCTGCGCCTGCGACCACTGTGCCCGCAATGATCGAGCCAGTCTTGGTGTAGGTATTGGCACCGCCACCATTGACAAAATCCCGCAGGAACCATCCATTGCCAGTAACGAGTTCACTGAACCATCCAGCGCCAGAAAGCTCAGGTGCGAAAATGCCAATCATCTACAGATTGTCCGTGTAGGCCCGCACGTCTTCAATCGTGTGGACTGCGGAAGTGCCGCCGTTGTAGCTGAGTCCGATAAGTTGGTTGGCCGGTGTGATGTCGAAGGCGGCAGACGTGACAACGAGCGCCTTGACCGCGTTCGTCAAACCCGTGGTGGTGAGGTTCGTCGTCCAGTTGGCCTTACCGCGCAACTGAGCAGTCGCGCCGGTGACAAGCACGATCACGTCAAGTTCGATCTCTCCTCTATCGATAGCAGCCGTCCCTGCTCCCCATGTGAATGTGAGCCGAGCGGTGTCTGCCGTAGACCCGGCAGTTCCTACTCTCACGATCAAGATAGGTGTTGCGATGCCTGCGGCAGTCTTACTGATCACCAAGCGCCAGTGATAGCTCCTTCCGACCCGGAGAGCGCCAAGCCCGAGGACGGGGATGGCAGACCCGACAACGTATGTGTCGGCTGCGAATCCGGCAGCGGAGGCGGCAGCGGCAAAGTTCGTTCCGATAGGAGCGGCAGGAGAAGCCTTGTCAACGAACCAGCCAAGGTTGTCTTCGTAGCGAAGCTCGTCACCCGGCGCGAGCGCGACTGACTTCAACTGCACGACATCGGTGTTGATCGAGTTACGGTCGATCTGCACCGTGACTTGGTTCGTGACGGCCGCGTCCCGGTTGCGGATACTGATGGACTTGATCCCGCGCACCTTGGCCGCGTTCGTCGGTGCTGTCGCAAGAACAGTCGTGTTTGCGGTTGAAATTAGAACATGCCCGGCATCAGGGTTTTCAGGGATTGGCGGGGCGGCATCCGATGAGTCCACGAAGGCGCAATAGGCGTCAACGGTTCCTGCCGCCGAAGTGACAACCTCTAGCTCATCCGGGGTGGTTGCGTGTCCAACAAGAATGATCATCTGCGCAGCAACTCCTTCGGAAACTTTGAGTAGTCAGGGTCGTGGGTTGGATAAACAGGGGCACCCACCCCATCGAAAGTCCAACCGTTGAGAAATTCGCTGGTGTCGAGTGTTGGCGATCCCGTGATAGAACGGCCGGTTGCGTTCCCGATAAGATCAACGAGAGAGGTAGCGGCAACATCAAACTCGATCAACCCTACCGGCGTTCCGTGTGCGTTGTTCTGGATGTCAGATGTCCGCCAGTTAGCATCGAGTGTCGCCTTGTTGGCATCGGACATTGCCCCTTCGAACCAAGCCGTCACACCGAACCATCCGTCGAACAGGTCGCTTCCGCCATTCCAAGTACCAATCTCCCACTCGCTACACGCAACGGCGTCGGAATGCGTGTTGTCAAGGTCTTCGTGAGTCCACACACCACCACCCTGCGACCACCCGAGACGTGGAGTTACATTACCAGCACCCTTTGATAGTGCCAAGACGTAGGAATTGACAGTGTCCTGAAAAAGACTAGTTGATGCTTGAGAGCCAACAGCGTCGGTATCCGTAACCAAGGCATCAATCGGTGCAGACCCTCGGAAGCTCGATCCGTATTTAGCAGCGCCACCCGTCAGAAGATAGCTCATGCCCATCCACGTGCCTATCGACGCGCGCTTGATGACAACTACCGAAGTGAAAGCTCCATCCCCAACGTTGGCCAGCGGACTGGCTAACGAGGAGAACCGCACCCAATCCGCACCGTCGAACCGAAGGACGCCCGCCATCTACCAAGACCTCACAGTACCGACAGAGCAATTACCCGCCTCATCGTGCAGACAATCGTGGATTCGATAGAACGAACCGGGCCTGGGCGTTCTGACAAGTGCCTGCGCTTCGATCAAGTCACGAAACGCCACACAATCCGCTCGCACACGAAAACGCATGATGATGAATTGGCCGAACGGCCCTGGCTTGGTAGCCGCCTTCTCAAATTGCTCTGCCCCGAACCGAAGCTGGCTCGTAATTCCGGCGAGCAATGCGGCAAAGATCAGATCATTTGCGGCACTCGACGCAAATGCCAATTCAGCATTCAGACAATAAATCATGTCAGACGCACACCATTTTCACCCCTTATTGTCAAGGAGGGGCCAGCAAACAGCCTGACCCCTCCTTGGCGGTTGTCATTGAGCATCGCCATCTAGTGCAGGAGTGCCACCGTGGGCGTGACCTTGATCACGTCGCTGGTGGCCAGCACCACCGCGAGTCCGTCATCGAAGTTCGCCTGACCGATTGTCACCGTGTTCGCGTTGTTGTTGATGTGGAAGCCGTTGATCGTAGCTCCTGTTGCACCAACGGTCGGGAATGTCACCTGCGGATATGTCACCTGCCGACCAAGGTTCGTCGGCCGTTCCGCGATGGCTCCCCACGTCGCTGCCGCGAGCGTCTGCCGCGCGTAGGACGTGTACGTTGTCTCGGTGATGTTGGCGAACGTCTGCGCGTGCGTGATCACCGTTGAGGCCGTCTGCGACGTAAACAGACAAAGCTGCAACGGTGACGTGTATTTCGCCGTGGCCAACGGGAACTGCCCGAGCCAGATGTCAAGCCCTTCGTCGGGCATCATCTGAGCCATGAACAATTTGTCAGCCTCGAAGGGCAGGTAGTCCCGGTAGTGGATGCGCTCATTCATCGTCGTCATCCTCCCCCGGCACGCGGATCGCCTTTGCCCCCACAAGCTCCTCCAACGCCTCCTGTGCGTCGTCGGCTGTCAGCTTGTCCTCCTCGCTCTCTACGCGCGCCTGGATCGCCTTGTGATGCCGCGCGTAAGGGTCGGTGCCTTCATGCGGTGCCGGAACGGGAGTGGTGACTTCCGTACCCGGTTCGCCGCAATTCGGGCAGACGCCCTCACCATGTTTTTCAGGCTCGGGGTTTCCAGTCATGTTCGTGATCTGCCTCTTGGTTGCGCCGCCTGAAAAACGGCCAGGGTTCTTGGGCGTCCCGAGTGAACAAGCTGTGTTCTTGCACTCGTAGACCTTTGTTGTCATGCAACGACTCCTTCCGGTTCCGGCAAAGGCCCGCCCAGGGCGTGAATGGCCGGACGGGTACACGTGTCGCAATGCTTCGGCTCCACCGTGTGCCCGACAAAAAGGTTGTCACAACAAGAGCAACGGAACAGCTTGTGGATCTTGGGGTTGTAGATGATCCCAACCGCCAAGCCCAACTCCGCGATCTGCTCCTCGGTGACAACCTCGCGCTTTTTCCGGTCATGCACGCAACAGACAACGGCCGTGCCGCTGAGGACTATTCGCAGTCCTGTGTGTGCTGCTCTTGTCTGAGCCATTTCCGCCCTTTCGTTTGGGTGAAAACAGGGGCCGGTGCTAGATCAAACCGAAGTGTTCAATTCGGTGACAATTCGGACAAAGTGGTTCGCAATTTTCACGAACATACTTTCCGCCGTCCTCACCGGACACGATCCTGTGGATGTCACTTAGAGACTCGTTCCATCCACAACGGATACAGGGTTGTAGCCTCATGATCGCCTTCCAACGAACGCTTGATGACAAATCGCTGCCCTTCTTCACTTTGCGATGGTAACTGCATAGCGAACGGAACGAAACGCGAGCGCCAAAGTGCTTTCGTTGACTGACAATTCTTTCAGCTACGTTACTGCATCCTTTCGTTGAACACTGTGGTCTTTTCATTGCACCGACCCCGCCGTTTTCAGTCCGCTTACGGCAGCGTGAGCTTCTGCACGCTGTTGGCCAGGTCTGCGTACATCCCGCGCCGCGCACGTCCGACCTGCTGACCCTCGACAAGACGAGAGATGTCGGCGGGGCCGATGTCGATGCGGAGATCGTGATGCAGCATCTCCTTGAACAGTTCCCTCGGCTGGATCAGGTAGCACGACTTCGCGGTGACGCCGGGGTACACGAACGAGTCCGTGCCCCTTTTCAGCGTCTCCCCGTCGTAGTAGATGATCGTGTCGATGGGGATGTTCGGGAGAGGGTTGCCCTGAACATCGTTGACGGGCGTGAGCAGCGCGTTCTCGATCTGGAAACGATCCGCCTCGGACGCGAGAAGCACCGTGCCTCGCCGCTGCGGAATCGCCTGAACGGTTGCCGTGTAGCCCGCCTGGAATGTCAGGTGCGTTTTCTCCTGAAGCGTCGTGCCAGTCGCATTTGCCGCCGTCAGGTTCCCTGCTGCGTACGTGAACCCGATGATGACTGACAAATGCAGGTGGTTGAGAAGTGCGTTGTACGCACGTCCGAACGCCTTGTTGTGAAGCTCGATGCTCCACGTGCGGTCGAACTCCACCATGTCCTCCGTCCACTCGAAGCCAGCCGCGTACGTCTGGATCGAGCCGAGTGCCGGGGCACCCCTGCGGAGCGTTCCGAACTGAACCTCGCCACCCTCGAACTTCTCCAAGAAAACCACGTCAGCCTGCAACGTGTTTTCATCGATCTGGAAAGTTCCGCCGGGGAAGGGGCCATTGACCCGCTCGAAGATGGGGCCGTAGAGGAGCGGGATTTCAGCAAGCCCCCGCGCCACGTCGATCCGCACCTTTTCGAGCAAGTCCATCGCACCCTCGGAAGTCGTGATCATCTCGGAGATGTCCACGTTCTCCTCGAACCGGATGTTTGTCAGCCCGCCATCTTTGGCAAGAGCATCGACAATCATCTCGGACACAAGAAGCTCCTGCATGACATCGCCGGAGTTGATCGCGTCCTTCCACGCCCGCTCCTGGGACTTCTTGTCCATCACGTTCCAGTACGGGGCCGTTGCGGTTGCGTTCGCCATTGTCAGTTTCCTCCCTTCTCGGTTTCCTAGACCTCGGGGATCTGCGAAGTCAGAACGACCTCCGCATACCCGTCGGCGTTTTTGGCGGTGACAACCTTGCAGACGCCCAATTCGAGCGCACCGCCCGCGATCAGGTCGGTGTCACCCCGCTTGAAGCCTGCACCGGCCGACCACTTGAGGTTGGTTCCGACTGCCGGGTTGAGTGCGGCAGGCAGCTTGATCTTCCATGCTCGGTTCACAGCGACTTCGAGGGCACGCCCCCGGTTGACCGCCGCTGCGGTGATGTCATTGATCAGAAAGCCGGTGAAACCGCTGACCCTGAAAAGATCACCGTGGTCGCCCACAGTGGCCGCAGGGAAAGAGATGTCGATTGCTTTCTTGTCACCAATGAGATGACCCATCTTTTTTCAGCCTCCCTTCCTACGACTTGTTGTCGTCTGCGTCCGGCGCGGGTGCGTCGAACTCGGCCTGCTTCGCATCGAAGGCCGACTCCACCGTGGAGTAATCGACCTCGGCCAACGCGTAGACCCGGCGCAGATCGGCCAGTTCGTCAGCGTCGTCGGCGTCGTCCACGGCGGACTTCCAGTCCTCCGCTGACAACTCCTTCGCGGCCTTGATGTCCTTCTCGGCATCCTCGACCCGCTTGACAAGCGCGTCCTTGTTGCCGTTTTCAGCCAGACCGAGCGCGCGAGCGTGGGTCTGATAGTTCGCCTTCGTCCACGTGGCACGATCCTCGGGAAGCTCGGCGGATTCCGCCTTCGCATTCGCCCGAAGCTCCTGCTCGGGGGTCAGGGTGGACTCGGGAGCATGTGTGGCAACGTTCGCCTCCATACCCGGCCCGTCCAGCACGTTCGCGCCGTAGTCCTCGCTTATCGGCACCACGGTCTGCTCGACCGGCAAAAGCCGACCGGCTGCTGTGGTGGGGTCGGGGGATGCGTACCCCGGAGGGCTGACAACGATGGGCTTCAACTCCTGCGCCATTTCCTGATCCTCCTGACGGAACGAGGGATCGGTTTTCAGTCCCGGCTGAGACTGGAACAGACCCTCTGAGTCCATGACCGACATTTTCAGTTTCTCCTTTCGTCCTAGAGCTTTGACGATCCGACGCTGACCATGCCGGAACGACCGACCTTACCGCCGTCCGACTTGTCACCGTTCTGACGTGACCGAGAAAGCGGTGCAGGTGCCGTCACCATCTCGGTGACAAGCACCGACGCCTCGGCATCCTCGGCCAAGAACGTCTCGACGGCCTTCTCGATCTCGCCATCGTCCTTGCCGACCATCTCCGTCACCGGGAACAGCCGCATGACCGTGGCGCGTGTTGCCTTGACCTTCGGCTCGTCGCCCTTCAGGTGCTTTGTCAACGCTGTCAGAACGCGCTCCTTCAGTTCGCCGGTGCCGATGGCATCGACCTTGCTGACAACCTCCGTGACGGCCTCGACCACATCGGCGTCGTCACCGATGCCAAGAAGCTTGCGGAGCTTGCTGAAGATCGTCTCGGATTCCTTACCGGCGTCTGCGTCCTTTTTCATCTCGGAGATGCTGTCCTCCATCTCCTCCTCGACGCGAGCCTTCATGAGCTTGAACAGCGACGGGTTCTCCCGCTCGATGTCAGCGAGTGTCGCCTTGGCCCAATCGACTTCTGCCACTTCACCCTCCTTCATTTCAGTTGCGTAGCCTGCGACAGCCGCGTTCATGCCCTGCGAACCCGGCCGCGCCCAATCGATGCTTGACAATCGGAACGTCTCGATGTGTCGCACACCGCCTACCACCTTGCCGGACGCTTTGCCCGCCCAAGATGTCAGTCTGGCCAGACCCGACTTGGAATGTCTCCGAGCGCGTCCACCAGGGATGTTGTAGCCCTTGACGTAGAGAACGTCCTTCCCGCTCTCCTTTTTCACGACAGCCCCGAGCCACAGTGTCTCGGGATCGGGGTAGTCGTAGCCGACTCGATCCGGGGGGATGTGCCCCCAATAGCCAGGCTTCTCGTCCTTGTTGATCTGCTCCGCGACGTTGTGCAGGATCGCGTCAGGCCAGTTGTTGCCGTTGCCTGACAAGCCCGCCTCAACGCGCAGGATCGGGAACTGAGGATGCTCGTCCTCGTACGCCTCGGTCAGTTCTGCAACCCGAGTCTTGTTGAGCTTGACAATCCCCGAAACGTCTCCGACCATCTCGGAGACTTCGAGTTCAAGCTCTGCGTTCTCGATGACAAACTCGTCAGCCATTGTTACCTCTTTCTCAGGGAGCGGTTGACGCCATCGTTCGGGATCTGCTCGACGCCAGTACCGTTCGCCGTCTGACGATCCTCCTTGCGTCCGAGGAGACGCTGGATCGGAGAAACCCGCCCATCGCCCCGCTCGTTCGATTTCGTCCAGGCACCACCCGCCAGGTTTGTCAGCGCGAACGCTGCCACGACACCTGCTCCTGTGTCACCCACCTTGACGGCTGCGGTGACAAGGCCAGAGGCCGGTACATCGGCGTTGATCGCGGCAGCGATGGATGTCGCCGTCTCTGTGCCGTTGATCGCACCGGCTGTCACCGCGAGGTTCACGGTGATGTCGTTGCCCGCGACCACAATGGTTCGACCGACTGTGCCGCCGGGGTTGACAAACGCGACCCGGACAGAGTTGCCCAGGTAGTCCGCATTCTTGGCCGTGAACAGAAGATCGTTGTCTGCGCCCGCCATCGCAGTTGTCAGGGTTGCCTTGGTAGCGAAGCCGCGCAGCGACTCACGATCCCCGATGACCGTGTTCGGATCGTCCTTGCCGAGCGTCCTGATCGAGCGCCGCGACTGCGACGTGATCCGCACCGGCAAACGCCAGCGGTTGCTCCTGCGCAACGGGTTGTTGCTGAGAATCCTTGGCACTACCTACCTCCTCTCGTTTTCACTCCGGTTCGTACACCCTTGGGGGTGCTGCCCTTCTTGCGGGCAGACAGTGTTGTCACCGTCTTGCCCACAGTCGTCGGGCCGTCCTTGTCGATCCGAAGTACGCGGGGCGGAATTGTCATCGAACACCCCGAACGTGAAGCTCGATGCCTGACGGGACGATGACGCGCTTGCGCACGATGTAGTTGCGTCGTGTGCGGCGCTTCCCGAGGCGAAGCTTCTTGTTGTTGTATTTCATTGTCACCTTCTCCTTCTTCGACGGACTCTGTTACGGCCTACCCGCGCTGCTACCTGCTTCGGGTTCTTGATCCCCTTGCGCCGGTTGCCGTAACGACGACGATGTACCGACTTTTTCAGCCTGATCTTCCGTGGCCTTCCCGACCTCACTCGTTACGGCCCCCTCCATTGCGGCCGGACGCCGCAGGCTGCTTACGCCGCGTGCCACGGTTGCCGTTGCCGTTTGTCAGTTGCGGCTGCGGTGTGGCCTTGGCGATCTCGATGGCGTTTTCCTTATCGATTTCTGCCAGGTGTTCCTCCAAGGACAAATTGTCTGCTGCGTCCTCAGCTTCCTGGGTCGGTGCCTTCATCGTTCTGAAAACGCGGAACTGACGCAGCGCCTCGCGTGCCGTGTTCTCGCTGATCAGCTTGCGCTCCAAGAGGACTTCGAGCGTCATGACGAACTGCTGCATCGCCTGGGTCAGAGTGACAAGGCTTTCGACCCTGATCTCTGTCCACAGGATGTCAAGACGAACCGGCTCCTCGCCGTTCATGGCCAGCATCATCTTGACAATCATCTGAAGCGGCTCCTGATACTGAGCGCGCTTCCGTTCGATCTTCTTCTCGAAGGGGATTGTCTGCGCATTCATGTTGCCTGACGACGTTCCACCCTCGACGCGCATGAAAGCCCACTCGGGCGTCTCGGACGCGACAGCGATGCAGTCGATCAGGAATTCGAGAAGTGTCTTGGAGTCGCCAAGCACACTTGTCACTTCGATGAAATCGATGTCCTCCTCGGAACCGATGAAAAGAACCTCGCGGCCCTTCCAAGGAATCGTAGCGCCTGAAATCGGTTCACCCGTTTCCTGATCGATGACGCTCGGGAAATTGTTGACCAGGAACGCCTTGACATCCTCGACCTTGAATTTCAACTTGGGCGTGGAGTGGTAAGCGTGGGCCTGCAACGCCTGACGCATGACTTCGTGGAACGCCTTGATGAAGGGGTAGACCGATTCCAGATCGGACTGTCCACCTGACAAAGCCGAGTCGAACTCGTTGTAGACAGCCAAGATAGGAACGAACCCATCCGGGTTGTCACGATTCCAGTCGGTCAGCCACCGCTGCGCGGTGCGGTCGTAGTACGTGTACGACTCGGGAGTGATGACCTCCCAAATTTCATGCTCCTTGATCTGCGGCTTCGTTCCACGCTTGACATCCGGCCTCGGCTGGATCTCGTCCACCCACTCCACCATTGTCACGATGACGGCCTGGGTGATCAGCTTCGGGTTCCGCTTGTCATACGTGACGGTGATGCGCTCTGGCTCGATCAACGTCAACGTGCAGGAGCGGCGTTCCTCCTCGGTTGTCAGCCTATCGGAAAGAGGCGGTTGCCAGATGCGAACGTATGTCAGGGAGTCGCGCAACGAGTTACGGAAAATCTCGATGAGTTGCGGCTTCCAGTGACGGTCGATGGCCTCGTTGACAAAGGCCGTCAATTCCTCGTCGTCGCCATTGACGACGGGCATTCCCATGAACTCGACCGTGCGGTCGATGATCGGCTTGCAGAACCCGGCCCCGAGATGACTGTCAGCCCCATCGTTCCGGTATAGCTGACGAGCCATGTCGTAGTCCACCCGCGTTTTGTCAAGCGCAGGTGCCGGGCCAAAGAAAGATCCACTCAACACGCGCCAGTTGTGGCGAAGGCCACCTGACAACCATGTGAGTTGTTCGCTGATCCATCCTGTGAATCTACTCATGTCCACTCGCTTCCGAGACGATGGCGTCCAGTTCGGTTGTCAGTTGTGCGATGCGCTTCTGAGTTTCGAGCGGCAACGCTTCGAGCTTGCTGAAAAAGTCGTCACTCAATTCGTGCTGATGCTGCTCGGTCTTGGTGACAACAGATTCGGACTTGTTGACCTTCGTGATCCCGACGCGATCCAGACCCTCCACGATTGCGTTGAGCCTGATCTTTGCGTCCGGTTCATGCCGAGCAATTTCGAGCAGACCTTCTGTCAGTTCGACAGAGGCATCCTTCATGTGGTTGACAGCGCCCGCAACCTTGTCGGCAGCGACGATGGCCACCTTTGCCTGAAAATCATCGTCCTCGCCCCACGCCTTGACAAGCCCGGTCTGGATGTTCAGCGAGTCCGAGATGTAGCGCCAGGAGTAACCGACCGCCTTGAGAACGGCCGCGTAGTCCCTGGCCCACGAAAGCTCATGTGCGTTCAGTTCAGCCAGGTCGGTGATCTTTTTCACCTTCCGCTTGCTGAACAGTGTCCCACCTGACTTCCTGCGCGCGAGGCCGACCACGATTTCCTCGGCGGTTGTGTCCTTACGCGGCACTTGAAATCACACTCCCTGACCGTGCAAAAAGCTCCCCGACGGAAGCTGAAATTGAGATATGCGGCTTTTTCATCGTTGCGATCTCGCAGAACATGTCGGCGTGGTGCCAGTGATCCGGGTTCTTGTTTTTCACCCAACGCCGAATGTTACGGCCCTTGGTGTCCTCCTCCTCGGACGCCGCCATCTGACAAAGCTGGTACATGTAACCGTTGTACGGCAACCGAGGCATGATCTCCCCGATTGTCTCCACGTCAGAGGGCATGATCATCCGCCCGCCCATGAGCCTACCTACGTGCATGTCGAACGCGTCGGTGCGGTCGATGTTCACCTTACCAACCTCGCCCGCCTTGGGCGTGTTGAAAACGCCTGTCTCGGCCTGGTCAGGTCGATCCTGCTCGAAGCCGATCCAGACCCTCTTGTGGTATTTCAGGGCCAGCTTCTTGGCCTCGCTCTTTTCAGGGTGGGCATCGATGATGCAGGTGAAAGAGCCGAGTCCCGCCAGGAAGGTGTCCAACTGATCCCACATCGGGTTGGCGGGTTTGTCAGCGAAGATTTTGGCTTGCCAGAAAATGCGACGGCCGTAACGGTCGATGTAGTCGGCCCTGACATGCAGGACGTTGCCGACATCGACGCCGACGTACACAGGGCCGGTCGGCAGTCCGCCTTGGCTGTGCCCCGACTTCGGGATGCACTTGCGGATCAATTCAGGTGTGATCTGATCCCCGGCGCTGACAAACGGTTCACCACGGTTGTTGTTGTACCAAGCTCGCAGTTTCTTTGGCTGGACTTGCCCCAGGAAGTAGTTTTCCATGAAGCCAGCGATTGTCTGCGTGGGTGAGTTGAGTTGGTTGATCTGATAGCCGCGCTTACGTCCGCCTGGGTTGTCACTCTCCCAGGTGCCGAACGCGTTAGCAGCGGCGCGCTCTTGATCGGAAATCTCCTTGTGGCAGTAGACGCACCGAACGCTGCACTCCTCGGCCATGTCGCCAATGACAATGTTTTCGTCCACTGTGATCGTTTGTCTGCGCGAGCAATGCGGACAGGGGATGTACCAACGGTGCTGATCGCTTGCGTGCCATGCGTCCTCTGCGTCTACGCCGTGACCCGGCGCGGTCGGGGTTGACAATTCGGTCTTGCGCTTGATGTCCGATCCGTCGAGCCGCGCCATCGCCTCGGGGATGTTGTCCTCGATCATTTTGTCACGCTCGTCCATGACAAGACAATCGGCGGGGATCTCTCGAAGTTCAGTCCAGATGTTCGTACCTCGGATGCGAAGCGCGATGTCATCGATGGACTGCTTGTGCAGGCGGTTGTCAACGTTCTTGAAGTGGGCCTTTAGCTCCGCGTTCGAGTCGATGATCGGGTCGATCCGGCCCTGGACAAAGGGGATAGCTCCGGTTTTCAATGGCATGAGGTAAAGCTGGTGCCACTTCCTTTTCACGATCCAGTGGAACGTCCTGACAAGGAAAATCGTTGTCAGTCCCATCTGCGCCCCCTTGGGCACGATGATCCACTCAGACTCGTCGCGGATGATGTCGCGTTGGAACTCGCGCCCGCGCATGTCGAAAGGATGTCCGTCTACTCTCAGCTTCAAGAGATCGGCCCAAGCGTCCGGGTATGCCTGTGCGTTCGCACGCGCTGACATACGGCTGCGGGGAGCAACCACAACCGGCTTGTTTACAGGAATTTTGGCTGTTTTACGGGCCACTGAAAAGGGGCGGCTTTTGCACCGCTGATTTCAGTGTAGCCGGTGCCTGTCAGGGTGAAAAGAAGGGCCGGGGTTTCCCCCGGCCCTCGGCCCGAATCGCCGCGCTCTCGGAAGCGGCAGCGAGAGATCAGCGTAGTGCGTACCTCACCGGCTTGTCAAACCGGCTAGAAGTCCTCCCCTAGTGCTTCCTCCCCGAATCTCGGGAACCCTATTTTGTCATCGAACCAATAGTTTTCAGGAACGAGATCAAGCGGTACCTGAAACCCCATGTCAAACCATGCCTGACATTCTTTGAGGGTGAACCGTTGGGGATCACGAATGACAATGTAACCGTGTCCGAAGGGTAAACGAGTCGTGGCGTCACGTCGAAGTTGACAATCTTCTCGGAACCGTTTGGCAAGCTGAAAACCACTCGCGCGGATTCGAGCATCATGACGCCGTGCGTTGAGTCGGCCATATCTCCTCCCCTTTACTCCGGCCACGCCGGTTAGAGATTGTCACGAATTTGTCTCGACAACCTGACAAGGATGTAGGCCATCTTGTCCACCATGCCTTCCATGTGATGCCGGAATGTCATGCTGATCAGATCGTCCACGTCCCGGTGGAGCAGACCGTCAAGTTGATCGAGGACGAATTCCGCTTCTCGGGTGACAAGATGCAGTAGCTCATGAACGATGGCCGTCTCCATCGCCGCGTCTGCGCCGGGGTACTCCGCTGACATCATCGCCGGGTTGACGTACAATCGGGCCATCTCGTAGTCCTTGGCCCGCCAGATACGCGCGTGATCGTGCGGCCCGAACTCTCCGAAGTCGTCGGTGTTTTCAGGCCACTTGTCGTACTCCTCTGGCCAGACTACGTGCAAGTCCCAGGTTGTCAGCCCCAGGATTTGTACCCACCGTTGAACAGTGTGGTAAACGTCAACCCTGCTCACTTGTCACCCTTCTTGCGTGCGCGTGCCTTTGCGACCGACTTCTCCTGCTCGCGCTCCGCAACCGCATCGACCACGACCTCGGCCTTCTCCTTCTTGGGCTTCGTCTTGTCAGCCGCACGCTCCTAAAGCACATCGGCATCGACCGGGATGCGCTCGCGGTTCCGCTTGGCAAAGACCTCGAAGCTGATCCGGCCAAGCCGCAAGTGCGGCATGAGATGGGTGAACCCATTGTTTTCCATCTGCGTGCGTTCGTCGTAATTGTCAGTTGGGGTACAGATCGTCTTACTGAGTGTCGCCATGTGTGCCTCCTTAGAGCGCCGCCGTCTCGAACGAGACGGTGCGCCGAGTCGCTTGCAGAAAGTGGTGGGCCGTGACAACCTGGCCTCCCAGGAACTTCACCATTTGCTCCTGAAAAGTGATCGGTAGTTCGAGCTTCATCGCGTGCTTGATCAGGTTGTATGTGTCCTGGCCGATATAGAAATCGACGTTGACAACGTGGACACGACTGGCAAGCTCGCACATACGGAACTGGACTGCATGGATGACCGCCTTCTCGCGCTCCCCGAGCGGCCACGACTCGCCAGGCTTGAAAACATGCTTGCCCAAGACGATGCAACCATCGAGCGCGAGCCTATACGCAGCATCCGCGAACGCTTGCTGAAAACGTGCCGATCCTGCGAGAAGAACGATCTCAGGCAGACCGCGCAACATTTTGACCTCTTGCAGCGCAGGCTCCACGAACTCAGTTGCCACCCATCCGGGCATCTCGTTCGACTCTGCAAGTGACACCAAACATGCGAAGGTTCTATCCAACATTGTCACCACCCCCTTCAGGAGTCCAGATTCGGCCAGTACCGTCGGCCTTCTCCATGATCTTTTTCACTGTGTAGCCATCGAGCCGGTTGAACGTTATCGCCATCTTGCGGTTCGCGTGCTGGATCGTGGCATCGCTCGGCTGCATCGGTGCCTGGGTGAGCGCCTGCCATTCGTAGTACGCGGCCAAGAATGCGATCACTTTGTCATCGTAGACCCCGATGAACTCCATCTCGCCGTCCTGGGCATTGAGCTTGGTGATGTCACCCGGTTTAATGTAAGCCGGTGGGTAGGTCTTTTTTTCAGCCATTCGACTCACGCTTGTAGACGACGCGGCCATACATGACAGCGTTACCGTCCTCGTCACGCATTGGGACAATGATTTTGTCAGTCTGTACCCATGAACCATCGTCGTACGCCTGAAAACGATCAAGGACGGCTGCGACTTCCTCGTTCAGCGCCTCCTCGACGTTCTCCTCGTTCTGATCCTCTGCCTCGAATCGAAAGCGTGTGATCACAGCTTGCCCTCCTCCTTTGCGATGTTGAGCGCCCGCCTGACAAGTTCCCAGGGGTGGTAGGCCAGACGCGGGTAGTCTCTGACAATGACTTGTCGTTTGCGACCCCCACGCCGCTTCTTGAAGATCCGGCAGCGATACGTTCCCCGATTCCCGCGAGTGGTCAACGTTCCCCACACGTCGTTGTCGAACAGTAACTCACCCAACAGTTGATTGTCAGGCCCGTCAAAGCCACCTGGCAGAAGCTCCATCCGAACGCGGATCACAGGTCATCTCTCCGATGTTCCAGTTCAGTTGTCAGGTTCTCGATCTCAGCCTTCAACTCGCGGCGCTCGTTGTCCCACCCCGTCTTGGCCGCGAGCCAGAACCGAAGCATGGCAACCAACATGCTCGCTCCTTCTGAATGCGTGCGCCGCCAGTCATTGTCACCGAGATACACCCAGACATCGGTGCTTGTGACCGCGATCTCGCCTCTCTTTGGTTCGCCATAGAACGGCTCGATGAGATGGTTGTCACCACCATTGAAAACGCGCCAGGCGTCTCGACCTTCGACTTTGAGTTGTGGGTTATCCAATGTCAGCCTCCTCCATGTAAGGGATTCCGCGCTCGCCGCAGAACCACAGGTGATCCGGTGGAATGACCGTGTAGACCTTGACTTCCTCGATTTTGTCACCCCAGGTCGGCCGCACGTGAACCTCGGCGCGCTCGGGCAGGTACACCTGCCACAAGTCCCACCGTTCGATCTCTGTCTGCGGCCCGAAGGCTCCTGACAACCCCCAAGCCATGCTCGGAGTCGGAGACAAGGAGATGTAGGGCAACGTGAGCGCCCCGTCATCGGCCCACGCTACTGTCACCTGCTGATACGGCTTCAGGCCACCCGAGCGAATCTTCTTGCGCCGTTCAGTGGGCGACCAGTGAAAAAGCGGTTCAAGTCTCACAGGCTACGCAAGTGGCGCTCGAAGTGAGAGTTGCACAGGCAGACTGGCGACCGCTTCTCGCGGATCGTTGCGATGGCCTTGTCAGCCGTCCAATCCTTCCACATCATGAGCGCCCGCGCCGCGACCGACTTCATTCCACCTGAAAAACCGAAGTCACCCCGATACGTGTTCCCGAATCTGCCCTTTGCTTTGCCATCCAGTTCGGCCATCCGGCCTCCCTTCTCGCCCTTCCGGGCTTTGTCAGACGCTACAGGGGCGGGGCACTTGAGCGAACCCCACCCCCGAGCGCGGAGGTACCATGAACACCACTGACCCGTTACAACGCGACGAGCCGAGCGCGACCATTGGACTGTAGCACTTTCGCGCCGGGGAGGATGCCGTACTCCATGAACCGCCGCCAGCGCGTATTGTGGCGCAACTGGCAGGCTCGACAGTCGAGCGAGTACGAATCGACCGGCCCGCCGCAACCAACACACAGGCCCGCCGCTCGCGCCGAGTAGTTAACCATGACGCCGACCCCGCGATCAAGCGCCCGCTCTCCTCGTTCGACACGCTGAAAAATCGCGTTCGAGTG